AAGACCCGCGGGCCCGGCTCCCCCCGGAGCCGGGCCCGCCACCCGAGGCTTGCACACCCCACCAAGGAGGATAGCGGTGGCTGGACCACCCGAACGACACGTCGACTCGATCCCGGTCAACTGGAAGGCGATCGAAGAGGAGACGCGGCAGGACTCCAACTGGAACGAGTGGGAGGATTGCCGCCCGATCGACACCGCCCCGCTGCTCGACGGCCTCTCCGAGGGCCGCGAGGCGGCGAAGGACAAGGTGCTCGATGCCTGAGATCTCGATCACGTTCGAGCAACTCCGCGAGCTGATCCACACCATCGACCAGCAGCGCCACGACATCGCACCCAACGCGCCGGTGATCCACATCAACCAGCCGGACTGGCTGGCGATCGTATCGCGCGTGGGCGAGGTGAACCTCGAACTGGAAGCCCGCGCCGAGCTGGACGAGATCGGCCGCAACCAGTACGTCGAGGCGATCGCAGGCGAACGCCGCGCCAACGAGCAGCTCGGCTCCGTCAACGACTGGCTGCGGCAGGTCGACTGGTGGTGGATCCACCAGCAGCGACGCGAGGAGCAGACGCGAAACCGCACCGTCACCGTCGACCAGCAACAGCACTTCTGGAGCGACCTGGAAGTGAACCTCCAGAACGCTGCCCGCGCCGCCGGCCTGTCCGAGATCGACATGGGCACGACCGTGCAGCGCACCTACGTCGCCCGGGTGGTGTTCAACGTCCCCGTCGCGATCGAGCACGGCCGCGACGAACGACACACCGACGGAAACCTGTCGGAGGACATCGCGACGCGCGCGCTTCGCGCCATCGCCGACGGCCAGGTCGAGCCGACCCCGATCACCCACATCAGCGACCCCTCGGTCGACGAGACCGAGGACATCCCGTTCTGAACAACGCCCAAGGAGGGCACCGCATGACCCAGCAGACCGTCCCGGTCTCGCAGATCGTGGTGGGGGAGAACCCCCGCACGTTCTTCGACTCCGAGGACCAGGAGCAGCTCGAGCGCTCCATCAAGCTGTTCGGCCTCCTCGCGCCGATCACCGTCGAGCAGACGGACGCCGAGGAGTTCAAGCTGATCGCCGGAGAGCGCCGCCTGCGCGCGTTCCAGAACCTCGGCATCGAGGAGATCCCGGCGCACGTCACCACCGTCGCCGATCACGCCGGCGCGGCGATCGCGGAGAACGTGACCCGCGTGAACCTGCACCCGATCGAGGAGGGCCGCGCCTACGTCGCGCTGCTCACCAACGCCAAGGGGAAGGCCGTCAAGCCCGCCACGCTGGCGAAGAACCTGGGCATCCCCGCCAAGCGCATCGTCGACCGCGTGCGGCTGGCGCTGCTGCCGGCCGAGCTAGCCGACGCGATGATCTCCGGTGCCCGCATCGACAAGATCCGCGACGAGCTGACGGACTTCACCGAGAAGTTCGGCGGCGAGCTGGTGTCGCGGTTCGTGGAGGCGTCGCTGGAGCCGCTCACGGAGCTGGTCGTCGACGGCGACGAGAACATCCACACCGTCTTCTCGTCCTGGCTCGACCTGCAGGACCCGAAGCCCGCGATCGAGTTCACGTGGCGGGCGTGGCAGAACCTGCCGACCGACGTGGCAGAGGAGCTGCTCGTCCTCGCCAAGAACAAGACCCGCTCGCAGTACGAGCAGAACGAGGTGCTCGAGCTGAACAGCGAGGCGGACGAGGCGGCGGCGCGCAGCTACGGCTGCCTGGTGGAGTTCGAGGACGCCGACGAGTTCGGCCAGGCGATCCAGTACTGCACCGACATCGCCTGGATGGCCGACCGGATCCGCTACAACATCGGCCAGCTGGAGGCGATCGAGCCGAAGGGCGAGGTCGTCGAGACCCCGAAGCGCCGCATCGACCCGGAGACGGGCGAGGTGAAGGCGCCCACCGCCGAGGAGCTGGAGGCCGAGGCGGCTGCCGCCAAGAAGGTCAAGCGCGAGGAGGCGGCGGCGGCGAAGGCGGAGCGCGAGGAGCGCGGCCGCGTCAACCAGGCGTTCGGCATCAACCTGCAGAAGAAGCTCTCCAAGCGGAAGCTGACGCACGCCGACGCCAAGCTGCTGGCGGAGATGGTGCTGATCGACGAGAACTCGATCGGCCTCTGCTGGGAGGCGGTCCGCGACGAGAAGGTGGACGGCCCCGACCGCTACCAGAAGGCCAAGAGCCTGCGCGCCTGGGTCAGCCGCGGCAAGAACGCGGACGAGGTGATCGGACGCCTGTTCCAGGTGGTCCTGGTGACGGTGTTCCACGACCGCGGCGCGTTCGTGAAGTCGCGGATGGTGGAGGGCGGCTTCCAGCACACCAGCCGCTACGGCCACCTGCTCGACCTGCTCGCCAGCGTCGGCCCGGACGAGCTCGTGGAGCCATACATGGCGGAGCGCAAGACGCGCGAGGAGCGCCAGGCGATGTACGACGCGGCGGACGCAGCGGCGCTCGAATACGCCCAGGAGCAGAACCCGGTCAACCAGCTCACCGACCAGAATACTGACGGTGAAACAACTGGATCTGCTGGCGAAACCGGTTTCCCGGTCGACACCGGCATCGACGCCGAAGTCGCGGCCGAACGCCTCGAAATCGAGCGCGACAACGTCGAGCCCGACCCGACCACCGAGCCGAGCGTCAGCCCGGAGGAGGCGGACGAGCCGCTGCTGTCCGAACAGGTCGCAGCGGCGCAGCTGCCCGACGCCGGCGAGGAGTCGCAGCTCACCCAGGACGAGCAGATCGAGAAGCTCGCCCAGCAGTCGCGCGACGCCCTCCAGGCCGAGCTCGACCGCGAGTCCGCACCGACCGCCGCCGACGTCGCCAAAGACGACTTCGACCGGCAGATGGAGGAGATCTCCTGATGGATGGCATCTTCATCCGCGACGGCCGCCAGCACAAGCGCTGGGGACCGGAGCGCCCGACCTCCAAGAAGGAGGTCAAGACGATGGTCGAGACGAACCCGGCCATCGTCGAGATCGAGGGCACGTCGTGGCACGGCACGCCCTACAGCGGGCCGGTGTTGAAGGCGCCGGACGGCGAGTACCACTTCGTCGGCCCGAACCCGCACATCGCCCGGAACTTCTACGGCACCCTCGTCGTGAGCGGCGGCGTCCCGAAGGTCAAGTGACCAACGAGGCCCCACGCACACGAACGATCATCGTCGACTGCACCGTGGCCCTCGAGGTCACGGTGCAGTACGACCCCGTCGATGACACGCCCGAGATCATCGACGTGACGCCGGACTGGTCGAACTTCCAGGTCGGCATCCCCTACTACGCGACGCCGCACATCCGGATGCCGAACACCGGCATCAGCGGGTCGATCATCCAGCACCTGCAGCGCAACCTGCCTCGCGGCACCGAGATGCGCTGGAACCCCACAACCTCACAGTAGGAGGAGCAGATGCTCCGCAGAATCCTCGTCCTGGGGGCCGTAAGCGGCCTCCTGGCGCTCCCGGCGACCTCCGAGGCCGCCAGCACGTCCACACGCCTGAAGCGCGTGGAGAAGGCCCTGGCGAAGGCGCAGCGCGACATCAAGGTCGTGTCGCAGCGCCAGAAGGACACGCAGGCCCAGCTCGACGTGCTCGTCAGCTGCCTGATCACCGCCCCGATCGCCCGCTTCGGCATCGAGGACCAGGTCGGCTACCTGTTCGGCGCCCCGGACGTGACGCCGTTCTACACCACCGCGATCGACTCGTCCGACCAGCCCGACGCCTTCCAGATGCTCGGCGTCGACTGCTCCGCCCCGCGTGTCGCCCGCGGCTTCTTCCAGTCCCAGCTCCCGGCCGGCGTCCGATGAACAGCGTCGAGAAGCGGGCCCTGGCGGGGCTGATCACGCGTCGCTTCGAGCGGCTCGAAAGCGAGCTGCACGCCGCGCGGCGCGCCTACTCGGAGAAGGTGACGGAGCAGATCCAGGACGGCACGAAGGAGATGCGCGCCGCCTGGTCGGCGCAGATCACCGCGCTGATCGAGGACGCCGCCCAGGTCGGCATCGTCTTCATGGTGCACCACTACGAGCTGGCACCGAAGACGGAGGCGGGCACGTACAACATCCGGCCGAAAGTGGTGGACGCCAACCTGTCGGAGTACGCCATGCAGGAGGTGAACGCCGCCTTCCCACCGGTCAACCTCCCCGAGCAGCGCGACGAGCTGCTGGAGGAGCTGTTCATCGCCGACATCTCGGTCGCGGCGAAGGCGATCCTGGATCGCATCCCGACGGTGGAGCAGCTGCGCGGTGCATAGGCTCTCACCGATCCTGCACCACCACCTGCGCCACAACCACTACCCGCCGGTGCCGTTCGAGGTGTTCCCGTGGGTCGTGAAGGCGATCGAGATGGGCCGCAGCGACGAGGAGGTCGTGGTGCATCACGGCGGCGACGACATGCGCCTCAAGATCACCGACAAGTTCGCCACCGCCAACCTGCTGATCGAGGCGTTCCACCTCGACGACTTCCTGGAGGAGGAAGATGACTGACTTCAAGCCACACCCCGACGGCGGCTCGGTGCTGCAGATGGGCGTCACCGCCCAGCAGCGCCTCACCGCGATGCTCGCCACCTGGCTGGCCCAGCGCGAGGCACTGCACGTCGAGCGGTACACGATCGGCCGCAGCGTCGACCACGGCTCGCCCGCCGAGATCGCCGCGGCCGACGTCGAGGAAGGCCTCGTCGTCAACAAGATGCTCGAGCTGGACGAGTCAGTCATCAACGCGCTGGCCTCGCTGATCCGCCTCGGCGGCCTGGCGATGGCCGACAACCAGGACCCGCCGTCGCTGATCGTGTCGACGCCGCACCTCACGTACGGCGTGTCGGTGCTGCGCTCGATCGGCATGAAGTGGTCGGTGGATAGTTGAACTACCGGCTCCTCACCGATCCCTGGGCGAACCCGAAGCTCGCCAAGAACATCGCCCAGGGCTACCTGACGGCGGGCCTGACGCTGGCACCGGCCAACGAGTCCGGCTCCAACGTCTGCCCCGCCCACTCCAAAGGATGCGCCGCGGCCTGCCTGCACTGGGCGGGCCGCGGCCGCATGCAGCAGGTGCGCGAGGCCCGCATCGCAAAGACGCGGCTCTGGCTGGACGACCCGGCCACGTTCCTGGCCCTGCTGCGCGGAGACCTGGCATGGCTGATCCACCAGGCTCGCAAGCGCGGCCTGTCGCCGGCCTGCCGCCTCAACGTCACCTCCGACATCGCCTGGGAGAGCTTCGATGTTCCCCAGGAGTTCGACGAGATCATGTTCTACGACTACACCAAGCGGCGCGATCGGAAGGAGTGCGCCAACTACGACCTGACCTTCTCCCGCTCCGAGTCGAACGGCACCCTGGTGCTGCCGACACTCGCCGCCGGCATGAACGTCAGCGTCGTGTTCAACCCCGACCTGCCCGACACCTACCGCGGCTACCCCGTGATCGACGGCGACCGACACGACTGCCGGTTCCTCGACCCGAGCCCGGTGATCGTGGGCCTGCGCGCCAAGGGCGCCAAGGCGAAGACCGACCAGTCCGGCTTCGTCGTCCAGATCAGTGCTTGATCAGTCAAGTACCTGACACACCATCGGATATTTTGGAGGAAAACGCCTTCCGATGACCCCCTCCCCCGACTACACCGGACTGCCAGCCTGGTACCTGCTCGACCTCGTGTCCGACCGGCTCATCAAGCTGGCGCTGGAGTCGGGATGCAAAGCCGCCGGCGACCACGAGCTGATGGTCGCCGGCGGCACGCTCGTCGCCCAGGCCGGAGGCCCGTCCAAGACGTACATGAACGACCTCTGCCACCACCGCATCGGCGTCGTCGGCCTGCACATGGCGGAGCTGATCCTGCACGGCGTCGGCCTCCAGATCGCCGAGGTCCGCGACGATATGTTCATCCCCTTCCAGGGCCTGCTCCCCGCGATCCGGATGGCGTCGGACGAGCTGTACGCGCTCCGCCTGCCGCCATCCCAGAAGGCGATCCTGACCCGCGCCGCGTACCTGCGCGAGCGCCACAAGATGCTGCTCTCCCTCCGACCGAAAGAGATCCAATGATCGTGCCCCTGAAGACGCCGCCGCAGATGCTGCAGCCGCCCGACCCGAAGACGATCGTGCTGGCCCTGCGCGGCCTGCGCACCCTCACCCTGGAGGAGATGGGCGAGAAGCTGATCGCGATGCCCGACGACGACGCGACGCTGAACCTGATCGAGGAGATCGACCACCTCATCTGGCTCTGCGGCATCTGGCTGAAAATGGAGAACCTGATGGTCGGCACCGAGTTCGACTCCTCCAAGCCGTCCGAGCCCGAGCGCTGGACACCCGCACCACTCGACAAGTTGCAGTGGGTGATGCTCGACCGCTACCGCACCGTCGGGCTCGAGGACGACGTGCGCGAGTACCTCGACAAGAACGCCATCCCGTTCTGATGGTCACCACCGGCCGCAAGGCGAGCTGCCGGGGCAAGCGCAAGTTCGCCACCTCGGCTGGCGCCCGGCTGGCACTCAAAAACGCGAAGGCCGCAGGTCGGCCCGAGAAGCGAGCCTACAAGTGCCCGGTGTGCGACTACTGGCACCTGACCTCGAAGGAGGAAGCGTGAACGTCGCCTGCGAGTTCATCGGCGGGCCGTGGGACGGCGAGCACCGATCACTCTCCATGCTCGCCGTGCGCCTGGGCGTCGTCGTACCGCTGGAGCCGGTGCTGATGATCACCGACACCAGCGCCGGACTGCTCAACCTGCCGTCCGGCGAGTACCGCATCCGCCTCGCCGACGTACCCCATGTCCGTCACCGCCGCGTCCGGCTCGACTGGAACCCATGAGCGAGCGATACCCGGGCGAGGAGGCAGAGCGGGCGATCCTGGGCATGATGATGATCTCCGAAGGCGCGCTCGGCGTCGGCCTCGAGGTCCTCAAGGCCCACCACTTCCACGACCAGGCGTACCGCACCCTGTTCACCGCGATCGCCGCCGTCGACGACGCCGGCCTGGCGGTGGACACCGTCACCGTGATGGACATGGCGGGCTCGAAGATGGAGCCGTTCGGTGGCTGGGGCCTGATCATGGACCTGACCGACTACCAGCCGGTCGCGAACGTGCGGCACACCGCGAAGCTCGTCTACGAGCGGGCGGTGAACCGGCGGCTGGAGCGGGTCGGCAAGAAGATCGCGGAGGTGGCGACGGACGAGCTGAGCGTGCAGGAACGCGACGCGAAGATCGACCGCCTCCTGCACACCATCTACGAGACCACTGCGGAGGGGGAGGAACCCCCGCTGGCGGACGGCGTCGCCGAGGCGCTCCAGGAGACCGAAGCACTGGCCGCAGGGGAGAGCTTCGGCGTCCCGTCCGGCTTCACCGACCTCGACAAGATGCTAGGCGGGTTCCGCAAGGGCCAGCTCATCATCCTCGCGTCGCGGCCCGGCATGGGCAAGACGGCACTCGGCTCGAACATCGCCCAGAACGTGGCGACAGCGGGCATCCCGGCCCTGGTGTTCTCGATCGAGATGCCGACCGTCGAGATGGCCGGCCGCTTCATCAGCCGCCAGGCGCAGGTGGCATTCGACCGGATGCGCACCAACACCGACGCCCTCACCGCCGACGACTGGACAAAGCTGCGCGCCGCCGCCGCAGTGGTGTCGGCACAGCCGCTGCACGTCGACGACCGGCCGCCGTACACGATGGCCTCGATCCGGGCCCGCGCCCGGCGAGCGGTCAGGTCGAAGGGCATACGGCTGATCGTGATCGACTACCTGCAGCTGCTGCAAACCGACCTGCGGGGCGAGAACCGGCAGACGGACGTGGCCGAGATCTCGCGTTCGATGAAGATGCTGGCGCGCGAGCTCGAGGTGCCGGTGCTGGCGATGGCGCAGCTGAATCGCGCCGTCGAGAAGCGAGACAACAAGCGCCCGGGCCTGTCGGATCTGAGGGACTCGGGCGCAATCGAGCAGGACGCGGACATCGTCATCTTCCCGTGGCGCGAGGGCTACTACGAGCCCGAGGTCGAGGAGCGGGCGGAGCTGATCGTGGCGAAGCACCGCAACGGCAAGGTCGGCACCGTGTTCTGCCGCTGGAAGGCGCCGACCGTAGAGTTCACCGACACCACCCGGCGGCGCATCCGCTCGTCGGAACCACCCGAGGAGGATCCATGGCACAGCGACCCAACCCTGTGATCAACGAGGAGAGCGGCCAGGTCGAGTTCGCCAACGGCGTCGTCACCGAGCTGGCGCTGTTCACGGACTCGGAGGATCCGATCCTGCAGCTGCACACGCTCGGCGTCACCGACGACGAGATCGTGTTCGTGTACGAGTTCCACCCGGCGCTCGCAGGCGACCCGGACTAAGACGACGGCGGGCCCCGGCATTGGCTGAGCAACCAGCACTACCGGGGCCCGCACCGAACGAATGCTACAGGCCGCGCCGAACGAGCACGACGAGCAGCACCACGATCGCCAAGATGATCAGGATCGTAAGCGGCGACGGCCAGGCATTTCCATCTGCAGCAATCAGCACGGGTCCCCCTCGGTGGTGGTGCCGAGAGGATACCCGCCGGCCGTCATGCGAATCTCGCGCAGCACCGTGTGGAGCAGCTCGAGGTCGGGCGGATGCCCGTTGCGGCAGTCACGCTCGATGGCGAGCAGCTCGTCCGCCCAGTGATCGAGCTGCGTATCCTTGACCAGACGCCGCGCCATCGCTACTGGCAGGCCGACGGCCGGGTATAGGCACCACCGACCGCCACGTCCGTCGAGCCGGTCGCGTTGTTCTCGACCACCACCTTCGTCCGCAGAAACGCATCGGTCGCGCTGAAGTAGCCGCAGTCAAAGTTCGCGGTCTTCGTGGTCGTCGAGTTCGCCGCCGGGCAGCAGACCGTGAAGCGAATGGCGGGGGTGCGGCTGACGTACCCGGCGCCACCGTTCGAGCCTTGCACGTAGATCCGCATCTCGTAGCTGGAGCCGTTGCCGGTCGTGCAGTCCATGTACCCGGTCGACTTCACGTACCCGGAGAAGAACTGCACGGAACCACCTCGGGCCTGGCACCCCGCCTGGGCGATGGCGGGGGTTGCGAGCATGGCGATCGCCATGGTCGCGAGCAGGATGAGCTTTCTCATCTCAGCTCCTTTCGGGTTGTGGATGTCACCAGGCCTCCACGTAATGGAGGGCGATCAGAAGATGACCCTTTCCGCGCGGCGCTGGCTCGCGCGTAGGGATCGAGTGTCGGCACCACGTCGGAGAGTCATCGACCAGGACGCCGAGTGAGATCAGCTTGTCGAAGACAGGCTTGAGCCGGGCAAGCCGATTGTCCTCGTCGTCCGCCCGCCCTTCCAGGCGGACGGTTACTTCGACACGGCAGGGTCTCCCATGGGCCTTCGGCCGCCCAGCCCTCGACCAAGCCTGCTGCGTAAAGATCTGGATCACGCCATCCTCCTGCGAGCGCGTGCGCCAGTGCATCCGCTGCCGCGCGTTCTGCGACGACGGCACGAAGTCGACGCGCAGCTCGTGGGTCTCGACCACGCCGGGCCTCATACGACGTGCTCGATTTCGCGCAGCACGGCTCCGAGGTCGAGGTCTTCGATCTCGCCCCGCGTCGCCTTCAGCGTGTCGTGGATCAGGTCGTCGTCGAGGATGGACGACAGGCCGGCGCGGAACACCGGGTAGCAGTGCGCGGTGCCGGAGGCCACCTGCGCGACGTGCCGGATCATCGAGGCGCAGACCAGCTGCCGCTGCCCGGAGCAGGGTTCGCCGTGCGTCTGCCGGACGCGGGCGCAGTAGGTGGTGATGCGCTGCTCGGTGTCGCGGCGGGTGCGGGAGCGCCGGTTGTACATCGAGCCGCCGAACGTGGCAACGAGCTGGTTCATCAGCTTCGGCATCCGCCGCCACGGGTCGCGCGGGTCCTTGACGGCGTACTCCTTGCCGAGGTCGCGCACCGGACAGGAGGAGCAGTCGGTGCTAAGCGACGGCATCGAGCACCTCTCCGGTCGCGAACCACACGTTCAGGTCATCGCGCTCCTTCGCTGCGTAGTACGCCTCGCACATCTCCCGGAAGCCGCACCCCATCGAGTCGCAGCGGGTCGCGTTCGGCGTGTAGACACCGTGCTCGACGCCGCGCTTGTACGTCTGCAGCACCCGCAGCAGCCGGTCCTCCTGCGCCTGGTCGACCTCGAAGAAGCGGTACGGGCGCTCCTCGTCGTAGAGCCGCATCGCGTCGATCGCCACCATGAACGGCAGGTCCGGGTCGAGCCGCTCGAAGCCGGGGCGCCGCAGGCGCATGCACTCCCGCACCGCAACGAAGTACATCACGCACTGGTCGAGGAACTTGGGCGCGAACGGATCCTCCTGGTGCGTCTTCGCGTCCGTCAGCCCGTAGAAGCGGCCCAGCACCGGATGCTGGAACTCGGTCACGTCGTCGATCCGGCCGGTGAGCGTGAAGCCCTGCCACTGCACGGTGAAGCCAACCTCCACCATGGCGGCGTCCGGAAGGTGCCGCCAGCGGGCCGCGTAGGCGCGGGCGAGGGAGATCGACTCGTCGTACAGGGAGGGCAGCGGGTCGGTCTTCGTGAACGTCCAGACGGAGCCCTCCATCCGGTCGTGCAGGGCGGCGACGAGGGCGTCGATCTGCAGCTTGAGTGGATGCTCCTTCCAGTCCTTCGAGGCGTTCACGTTCTTCAGTTCCGGGCGGCGCTGCGCGATCGTGTCCTTCTCGATCCGGGCGCGCACGGAGAGGTCCTCGTAGGCGGCGAGGAAGGAGCCGAGCGGCTTGTCCTTCTGGCCCTGTTCGACCCACGCCTCCTTCACGAACGGCACCATGTCGACCTTGCGGTTCTGCACCCACTGCTCGCGGGCGCGGTGCATGACGGAGCCGAACAGCTGGCGGCTCGGTGCGCGCGGCGGCTTGATGCCGTCGATGTAGCGGAACTCGAACTTGCGGCCGCACTCGGAGAACTGGCCGAGCCGCGACGGCGAGATGATCGTCGGGTCGATCTTCCGGCCGGTCATCGGCCAGCCAGGAAGTCGTTGACGTCGTCGAGCATGTCCGGATGCACAACCAACGGCGGAACCTCCACGAACCGGCCCCAGAAGCCCTCGGCCTTCATCCGCTTCAACTCGGCCCGACGCCAGAGGTCGTTGACGATCCGCATCGTCTGGGCACGCTCGTACTGCTCCAGCGTGATCGGGCCGTACACCGGCAGAGGCGACAACATCTCCTCATACATGACCTGCTCGTAGTCGCTCACGACAGCACCCCGCCCGGCGGCGCTTCGATGGCCACGAAGCCACCCGGCAGGTTGTGACGGCCGTGCATCTCAAGCAGGCCCTCGCCCTTCAGTTCCCGGTAGACCTCCGCCGTCACCACCACGCTGGCAGGCTGCGAACGACCCATCTGCCAGAGGTGCGTCTTCCACGCCTCGCGCTGCTCGTGCGTCATCATGGCCGGTAGCTCGGGTGCTGGCGGAGCTTGACGAGCGCCGCTTCCGCGCCGACCTTCGCCACCCACTGCGTGAAGGCCGGGTTGTCGATCTCCCCGATCACGGTCAGGATCTTCAGCACCTCGTCCGCCTCCTCCACCGACGAGCCGGTGGCGGCGTCCAGGTCTAGCCGGACCACCGGGAAGTTCTTGCGGCCCTTGGAGACCATCTCCACCGACAGCCAGCCGGTGGCGAGGGTGAGGTCGCCGAGCCGCGCGCCCATCTGGACGGTGGCGGCGATGCCCTCGATCGACCCGTAGCCCTTGGTGCCGAACTCCAGCACCGAGGAGCGGTTGGTGCCGTCGGCGAGGAAGAAGCGCAGCCGCCCCATGTTCTTGCAGCCGTTCTTCTCCTGCTGGAACCACGGACAGTCGCGGTGCAGGCAGGTGATCGGCACCGGGTCGGCGTCGATCACGAACCGCTCGGTGCCGTCGCCGACGTCTTCGTCGGTCTTCCGGTAGGCGCGCTGGCCGTCGTTCGAGCGGCACGCCAGCACGCTGCCCTTCCACGCCTCCAGCGTCTGCACGAAGCACTGCTCGGCTTCGGGGTAGGGCAGCATCACGCGGATGCGGTCGGTGTCGCCGTACAGCTCCCGGAACTCGGAGTCGTCACAGACGAAGTGATCGGTGGAAGTGGGAAAGCCGCGGTCGTTCTTCTCGCCGACCTTCACCTTGCCCCGCACGTCGAACCTTGGTTGGACGAGTGCCACGGTGCTCCTTTTGGCTTGTCTACACACATTGTACCGCCCGCGGATCACTCGAACGCGCACGTCACAGACCGCTCCCTGTAGCCTGAGTCGGTGACGTTGCCGCCGTACCTGATCCCGGTGCTGCTGATGCTGGGCGGTTCCGGAGGCCTCCTCTGGGGGGCGCTGAACTGGCGGCGTGACGACACCACCAAGCAGATCGCGCAGACCGACGCCATCGTCACCATGCTGCGCGGGCTCATCGACGAGCTCGAGGCAGCGCTGCAGCGAGCCGAGCTGGACGGGCAGCGGACGAAGGAGCAGCTCCTTGCGGAGCGACGCGAAGTGGCACGCTTGCGGGTGATGCTGGACGATGCGAACACCAGGCTGGCGGCGCTGGAGCGCGAGCGGGACATGCGGAAGGGACGGCCGGCGCGTGACTAGCGACGAGCGACACGAGGCGATCGTGCAGGCGGCGAAGGAGGTGGCGCACAACGTCACCACGCGCCGGCGCCAGGTCGACCACCGCCTCTGGGGCCTCTGGGTGGCGGTGTGCCTGCTGTCGGTGATGGGCTCGGCATCGCTGCTGATCGCGATCCACAAGGGCGACAGTCGCGCCGACCGGGCGGAGCGGGAGCGGATCGGCCTGGTCGCCGCCGACGCCAGGCTGCGCGCCGAGGCGGTGCAGGCGAAGCTGGACGCGGCGATCGCGCAGGCCAAGGCGCAGTCGGCGCAGGTGCAGAACGCGATCCTCGTGAAGTGCTTGACGAAGAAGACGGCGCGGGAGGTCGGGTTGTGCCTGAACGTCCAGGATGGAGCGCCGGGTCAGCCGGGCGCTCCCGGCCAGGCGGGGACTCCCGGGCCTCCCGGCATCGGCATCCCCGGCCTGCGCGGCCTGAGGGGCCCTCCTGGCCCCGCTGGCGCCACCGGGGCACCGGGCGCCCCTGGAGCGAACGGAAACACGGGAGAGCGGGGTTCTCAGGGCCCGCAGGGCGAGCGTGGCCCGACTGGCCCGACCGGCCCAGCGGGTCCTCCAGGACCACAAGGGCCCCCCGGACCGCCAGGTCCAGAGGGCCCTCCGGGACCACCCGGGCCGATCCCCTAGGGCTGAAACGGAGCGGGCGGCTCCAGCGGCCGCTCGCGGAACGTGGGCGTGTTCGGCGGCGGCACGCTCGGGATCTTGGACGGGTCGACGACGGTGCGGTGCAGGAACGCGGTCGTCATCGACAGCGCGGCGTGGACGGCGATCGCGAGCGCCACCTGCCACGGCTCGATGTCGGTCAGGTCGGGCTGCGCTACCAGGTACAAGAGCGCCTCCTGGATGACGACGGCGAGCTGCTGCAGCAGCGTCCGGATGACGCGGTTGATGGCGTCCTTGATCAGCGGCATCTCGACGTCCACGTCAGCCTCCCCGGCGCGGGTTGATGTCGAACGCAAGCCCGGCGGCCGCGAAGATCTTGCGGTACTGCGACTCGCCCGTCTCGCCCGGGCACGAGGTGGCCTTGACGTGCCGGTGGGTGGTCGCCTTGCGATGGTTCATCTTCGGGTAGCCGTAGCCGAGCTTGCCGTCGCGGAGGCGCTTCACGAGCCAGTCGATCGCCTTGCGCTGCGCGAGCGTCATGCCGTCGGCGTTGCCCTGGAAGACGATGCCCAGCGTGTTGGTGTTGCGGCCACCGTTGCAGTGCCAGGTGAGGTCGTCGTGCTCGTTGAAGATGTAGACGACGCCGTTCACGTCGACGCCGATCCCGTACGCGATCGCGGGTGCGCCGCCGGGGGACAGGTAGCCGGTGTTGACGTGGAAGCTCGCGTCGTTCTGGAACGGCACCATGTTGCCGGTGTAGTGGCCGAGGATGTAGTCGACGTTCGCCCAGTTGCGCTTGCCCCAGCGGCGCGTCTTGTGGCGCACCATGCCGTGCTCGCCGTGGCGGCAGTCCAGCACCTTCGGCTTGAAGGCGGCGCGGATCGGTGCGCCCTTCGAGGAGCGGACGCGCTTCAGCTTGCCGATCCGCTCCCAGATGATCGGGCCGACGTTGACGAACAGGCGGGTCGGGTCGACGCCGACGGCGATCTGCGCGACCTTGTAGGCGGACGTGGTCTGGGCGTCGAAGGTGCCGGTGATCCGCACCGCGAAGCCGCGGTTGTAGAGCAGCTCCTGGAACGTCGACACGCGCGCCGACTTCTCGCCCGGCTTGATCGGCTTCTTCGCGATCCCGGTGGGCGGATCCGGTACTCCTGGCTGTGGCGCCATCAGTGCTTCCCCTTCTTCTTGGGCTTCGCGGGGCGCTGCGCTTTCAGCAGGTTCTGAGTTGCGCGACGCTCGGCGATGGACGGTGTGATCTTGACAGGCTTGACGGCGGTGATGTCAGGCTTCACCAGCTTCACCCGCGTCTTGCGTCTGCCGCGCGCCTGCCGCACCTTCAGCGTCGGCAGCTTCGGCCGCGCCCGCTTGCGGTTGCCGGCGGCGACCGCTTCGGCGTCGGCGGTGGTCGCGCCGGGCGCGGTGTAGGTGCCGGCCTTGGCTTTCGGCAGGTAGGTGCCGAGCATCCCGGCGGCGCCCGTCACCTCCGGCGCGTACTCGACCGCTTCGTGCGGCGCGACGATGATGTCGAGGTCGAAGATCCAGTACACCTTCCATCCCCACATCCGGTACTCGGTCAGCTTGTCAAGGTCGTGCTGCTCGACGTCCGGCTGGGTGTGGAAGTAGGTGCCCTGCACCTCGATCACGGCCCGGATGGAGGGGATCAGGAAGTCGGGGCGGATGTCGTGCAGGCGCTTCACGAAGTGCGGGGCGTTCTCCTGGCCGGGCGGGAAGCCGGGCGCCTGGAACACGAACTCGATGCCGCGCGCCATCAGCTCGGCGAACACCATCTTCTCCGGCACCGTCCCCGGCACGTACGGGTACGGGTCGATCCACTGCACCTTCGCGACGCGCCAGTTGACGGGGCTCTGCCGCCGCTCGATGCGCGTCCGCAGTGCGGACAGGTTGCCGGGGATGTTCACCGCTGCGAGGAGGACGCCTCGTACAGCCGGGCGGCTTCGCGCAGCACCGTCGGCCAGGCGAACACGGAGATGGTGTTGTCAGGTCCGGGCTGCAGGCCGATCACGGCGTCGGCGTCGACGCTGACGATCATCAGGTCGCGGTGCGGCTCGGCCTGGGCGGGGGGTTCGGCGGGTGTATCCATGCCCCTAGCCTAGCTGGGCAGGTCAACCTTGCGGTGCTGCGGCGGTCGCTGCCTGGCGGGCAGGTGCGAGAAGTCGACGCCCTGGTGCTTGCCGTCGAATCGCGACACGTCGTTTGAGACGACGTTCAGCGCCTTGCGCGGCGCGACGTGCTCGCGCAAAATCTTCATGGTGTGGTGCTCGGGCAGCTCGAGGCCGTACTCGACGTCGTTGATGTTCAGCATCGTGACGCCGCCGCAGTCCGGACAGGGCGGCAGCTCGATGCACTCGCTCGGCTCGCGCTTCAGTCGCTCCGAGTTGAGGTCATCGAGCTGCTTCCACGAGATCTGGAAGATGCGGCCGCACGGCACCATCTCGGACGGGTGCAGGGCGCCGCACTGCCAGGTCAGGCCGTCCTTCGGGCAGGAGGCGTGGAAGTGGCCGTGCAGCACTCCGGCTTCGCCGCAGATGCCGTCGACGAGCAGGTGGGGGTGGTCGATGCGCTTCATCAGTTCACCGTGATCACGACGAGGATGTCCAGCACGCCGGCGGCGATCGAGTTGCAGGTGTAGATGCCGCCGAGGCTGTTTAGGAACCGCACCTGGTTGGTGACGGCGTTGGTGGACACGAACGATCCGCCGATGGTGACCGACACGGGCGTCACGAAGTTCACACCGGCCGCGTCGGAGCGGATGTGCCGCCAGTTCAGGTGCGAGCCCCAGGCCTGAGTGGCCGCGGTGGCGACGGCGCGCACGCCGCCGAGGACGTTCTGCCCGGCGGCGGTGCAGGTGCCGTAGGTGGGCGTGTTGAACATCACGTTGCCCGCGATAATGTCGACGGACACGGCGGGCGCTCCCGCCATCACGTCGAACCGGACGCGGCTCGACACGTCGGCGACGCTGATCGTGTTGACCTGGGTGATGTTGGCCGCGAAGTAGATGCGGGCCTGCACGCCGCTCGGGACGTTCGACATGATGGCGCTGAACTCGGCCTGCGAGCCGATCGCATTCACGACCACGGAGCTGGACGACACCAGCAAGTTCGAGGCCGTCAGCTGCGCCAGCGCCGACGTCGAGCCGCCGGTCAGCGCGACGTACGACATCGGCCCGGTGATCGCGTGCGCGTCGCGGGAGGCGACCAGCGCGACGCGGTCGAAGACCGAGATGTTCATGCCGTACGACGGGCCGAAGATGGTGTTGTCGAACCGGATCTCGGCCCGCAGGAACCCGGTGTTGTCGCGCCACTCCATGGTGGCGGTGGTCAGCGCCTGGTCGATGTTGAACTGGATCGGGGTGGATTCGACGAACGCCACGTGCTCGGCGATGATCGACTCCAGGTTGATGTTGTCGGTCGACACGAAGTCGACGCCGATCATGTTCGGCGCGTAGTAGATGGTGGTCGGGAAGGCCGCGCCCGGATCGGGACGCCGGAGGATCGCGTCGGCCTCGGGGTCGACGATCACGCCTTCGTGCCGGCCGGGTGTGCGCGGCTGGCGGAGCGGGATCTGGCCGAACGCCATCAGACCTCGAGCAGGTAGCAGTTGAGGAACGCCTCGCGCTGTCCCTGGTCGTTCAGCACCGGCTCGGACTCCACCGGCTGCGTGACGACGCAGGGGCGGATCACCAGGTCGCGGTCGATCAGGTTGATGATCGCGCCGGTGTCCGCCCAGCCCCAGATCGCGTTGCGGATGTCGGCCGCGTCGCCGGTGTAGATGGTGCCGTCCGGGCACTCGATGTTGTGCACGGCGGGCATGGTGAGCTGGAAGCCGTGGAAGCCGGACTCGATGAACGAGAAGTGCATCGTGAAGGCGTTGACCTCGATCGTCTGGGTGAACATCACCGGAGACCAGAGGATGAACCGGAGCCGGATGCGTCTGCCGGGCGCGGCGTACAGGCCGAGCTGGAAGATCGAGGTGTAGAGCTCGCCCGCCACGTCGGCGGCGAACACCGGCACGCTCGTCCAGACAGCGCCGCCGTCGATCGAGAACTGCATCCCCTTCGTCTCCGCGCCGCGAGTGCGGATCGCCACGTCGCCCCACGCCTTCTTGCGGCCCGGCTCCGGGCCGAAGTCAGAGGTCTGCAGCACGCCGCCCATGCCCGCGTGCGTCGGCACGCCGTCGGTTGCCTGCCGGATCTTGAAGATGCCGCGCGACGTGGCGAGGCCGTGATCCATCCAGACCAGGATCTGGTCGCGCAGCGTCACCAGGTTGAAGCCCGTCGCCGACGTGTTGTAGGTGGTCAGCGTCGAGTCCATCTCGATGCAGGGGCCGGTGAAGAAGGCGTCCTGCGCCGCGTCGTAGAACTCGACGCCGTGCTGCCCCTGGTTGACGAAGCAGAGCAGGCCGTCGAACACGTCCAGGTCGAAGATGCCGGTGATGAAGCTGGCCGCCATCTGCCGGTCGCGGTACCACGACTTCACGAGCCGGAGCGCATTGCCGGTCAGCTCGTACAGCTCGCCGTGGCCGTCGTTGCCGTCGAGGTCGTAGCCAACGGCGCCGATGTAGAGCCGCCCGGCGTACTGCGTCATGCACTGCGGTGTGCAGGCGAACGGGATCTCCGCCACGGTGGAGAGCTGCGTGCCGGTGGTGGCGCAAATGACTCCTTCCAGGCCGCTGGAGCGCTGCACGAGGATGTAGAGCTGGCCGTTGTAGGGCTCGGCGGCGACGGGGAGGCCCGGCATCCGGCCCGCCGTCGGCGACTTCGAGCCCTTCGCCAGGCCGACCCGCTGGAACTGGCCGGTGGCGAGCTGCACGTACAGGTAGACGCCCCAGGCGACGAACAGCATGTCGCCCCAGACGTGGATCATGGAAGGCGTCCCGGCCGGCGCGGCGCCGGTGGCGATGTCGATCGGGTTGATGGTCGCGGTCAGCGCCAGCGTCGACACGTTGAAGGTGTAGATCTTGCCGTCGGTGCCGCCCGCGTAGATCGTCCCGGAGATCGGCTCCATGAAGAAGCACGTCTTCTGGGTAGCGTGCGAATCCGTGTTGGTGGTGACGACGGCGGCGCCGGTGACGGTGGCGCGCACGATCCGGTTCTGGAACCCGAAGATCGCCTGCCCTCCGGCGTGCATGGTGGCGATCGGACGCGTGCCGGCCGGGATCGGCACCGCCAGCGACGCACCCGCGTTGCCCATCGTCGACACCGGCTTGGCCTGCACCAGGCCCGGGGTGGAGCGAGCGGAGCGCGACTGCTGGGTGGGCATCATGTTGCGGCTCTGCGCGAACATGGCGGGGTCGGAGAACTCCGGCTGGTAGTTGCCGCCCGAGAAGTTGTCCATCGTCCACGAGCTGGAGCGGCCGGTGCCGAGCTGGTCGTTCGGCCCGCCCTGGTGCACCTTGCCGTACGGCGAGTCCTGGGCGCGCTTCACGATCGAGTTCAGCATGAAGCCCGCCTCGAAGCCGGGCGCGCCGAGGCCGATGTGGTGCTTGGAACTGACAAACGCAGGCAAGAGGCCCATCTACATCTCCATCGGGGTCATCAGGGCGGCGACGTTGCGCTGCACGAGCAGCTCGCGGATCGCCAGGTAGCGCTGGTGCCACATCTCCGCGAGGCGCTCCATGTCCTCGGGCGACACGGCGTTGGTGCCGACCTGGGTGGCGTAGCGGGCGTAGGCGTCGCGGTCGTTCACGAACCGCATCACGCAGCGCCAGACGGCGAACGCGACCAGGCCCTCGTGGCCGGGGCGGGGCAGGTCGGTGCCGCCGTTGATGGTGAACGTCGGGTAGGTCGCCTCGTAAAGCAGGTAGGCGGCGCCTGCCTGCCGCGGCGTCTTGTCGGTCAGGATCAGCAGACCGTCGACCTCGTAGTAGGCGGGGAAGTAGTTGTGCCCCACGTAGTTCGGGTCGGGCAGGATCTGGATCATCCGCACGTAGTCGGCGGGCAACGCGATCTGCACGGCGCTCGTGCCCCACGCCAGCCCGGTCTTGATCTTCCGGGTGACGTCGGTGCTCATCCAGTCCTGGCCCTCGTTCAGGTAGTCCACGATCCGCGCGTCGGTGATCGTGAACAGCGAGTTGAACAGCCCGAGTTCGTTGCGGACGGCGGCGATCATGGCGGTGGCGGTGTTGCCGGCCACCGACACGTCGGTCGGGTCGACGACGTTGACGATGAACGTCGGCGTCTCCTGAATGAAGGTGGAGGGCAGCGTGATGCGCCACCAGGCGACGTAGCGGCCGGACGTGTCGACATCGGCCGCGGCCCAGTCGTAGCGCACCTGGCCGTTCACCGCCGACACGACGACGGCGGGCGTGTCGACCTTCAGGGTGCCGCTCGACTCCAGGCGCATCCGCAGCTTGACGGTGGAGCCGGTCAGGTTGAACGGCAGGCCGTCGACGTTGATGGTGTCGGTCAGCGAGGGGGAGCGGTTGCCCTCGTACATGGTGATGCTCACGTGTCGCCTCCCGGCGTCGGCGTATCGAAGTCTCCCACACCGGGCGCGTTGCCTACGCTCGGGCCGGGTCGCGGCTGCTCGATGTCGGGCACGTCGGCCTGGCTGGTGGTGAGGCCGACGCGGGCCAGCGCGCTGGAGAAGAACTGGGTCACGATCGGCGGCAGGGCGGTGACGACGAAGGTGGCGATCGACGCGGTGCCGCTGCCTGCGGCGGTAAGCCGCTTCGAGATCTGCCTCACAAACGAGGGAGTGCCGGTGCCGCTCGCCGCCACGGTCTTCGAGACCCGCTTCGTGACCGTCGGCGCGCCGGTGCCCGAGGCAATGACGTTCTTGCTGGTGCGCCGGATCATCGACGCGGTGCCGGTACCGGCGGCGGTGAGCGCCTTGCCGACGCGCTTGATCACCGACGGCGTGCCGGTGCCGGACGCGGTCACGTTCTTCGAGACCCGCTTCACCACCGAGGGCGTGCCGGTACCGGAGCCGGTGACGAGCTTGCCGACCTGGCGCACCATCGAGGCGGTGCCGGTGCCCGCAGCCGTCAGCGTCATCAGAAACAGGCGAGAGGCGCTCAGGGAGGCCGTCCCGGTTCCCGACGCCGTCAGGGCCTTGGAGGTGCGGCGGACGATCTGGGGGCTTCCTGAGCCCCCTGCGGACAGGATCTTGGCGATCAGCCGGGTGATCGTCGGCGACCCCGTACCCGCAGCAGCGATCTGCTTACCGACGCTGCGCACCATCGAGGCGGTGCCGACGCCCGCGGCGGTCAGCGCCTGGAAGAAGACGGTGCCGCTGCCGGGGGGCACGTAGGTGCCGCCGCCGTAGTCGTCGAAGGTGCGAGCCGAGTTCTGCGTCAGCAGCCCGATCCGGGAGCCGGTGGCGTAGGTGGCGTCGACGACCTGGTCGCGCAGCTGCCAGCCGGAGCCGTTATCGGTGAACAGCTGCAGCAGCGAGCCGACCATCCGCAGGCCGAGTTTCGAGCCGGCGGCGAGGCCGTGCGTGATGGCGCTCGTCAGCGTCGTCGACGAGCCCGCGTTCCAGCGGTACAGGTAGAACGTCGTCGCGTCGACGTGGACGGCGTAGCCGGTAAGGCCTCCAGTGCCGACGTTGTTCATCCGGATCCACAGCTCCACCTGGGAGACGCCGCCCGAGCCGTACGTGAAGTAGCACTCCTGGTCGTTGCCGAACGCGGTGGCGTTCCACCACTGCGACCACTGCGTCGGGCCCGTCGCCGACTCGATCAGCTGGTTGGAGACCACCTTGTAGCCGCCGTCGGAGAGGGCAGCGATGTCGGTCGACCAGTTGGCGCTCGGCGGCGGGCCGGTATTCGCCCGGTTGAAGTCGTCCAGGACGGCGGTGGTAGGGAACGGGACGCCCGCAAACAGGGTGCTCCACGACCTGCGGTACCGCCACAGATCCTGGTGCATGGTCAGCTCGCGGACGTGGTTGTGAATCATCTTGAAGACGCCGGCGGGCGCGGCCGACCACCACGTCTTCGTCTGATAGCTGTTGCGGTAGCCCCAGTTGCCACGCCGGATCGGACGCCGCCCACCGTTGTTGCGCGCCGACGGCGAGCCGTACTGGTCGCCGTTCTCGGCGCACATGATCGACCAGATCACGGAGTGCGACGTGCCCGTCTGAGCACCGCCGATGATCTCCGACGCCGCCACCACCGGCCGCGCATTGGGCCGAGGCGCCGCCCAGCCGTGGTGGATGTCGTTCGGACGCCCGGACGACATCATCAGGATCGGGCTGCCGACCGGCGTGCCGGCCAGCGACATGGAGTCACCGTAGGTGGCGGTCTTCGCGGGCTGCCGCGAGCTCATCTTCTCCGGCGTCCGCGACGTGGAGGAGCCGCCCGCCGACTTGCGCTGGACGTGGGTGTGCTCGACGGCTGTACCGGCGCTGTTCGGGCCCAGCCGGAACTCGTTGATCTCGACGCTGCCGGTGGCGGCCGCCGTGATCTGCCAGTGCTCCAGACAGCCAGCCGTGGGCGGGCCGGACAGCGTGGCGCCGAACGGCCGCGCGGACACCGGCTAGTCCCCGGGGCCCGTCACATCTCCTCCCACACGACGTGGGCGGAGACGACGGGGATGCCGCTGGCGGAGCGGGCAGACAGGATCTCGGCGTTCACCAGGTAGATCTCCTGGCCGGGCTGCGACACCCAGCGGTCACCGCCACCGAACGCGTTGAAGGCGTGGAACAACGCCGCCGCACCGCTCAGCGACGGCTGCGCCGACCAGGTGGTGGCGAAGGTAGCGACGGCGGCGGGCGAGCGGGTCGAGAACTTCTCCGGCGTCTGATTCGTCGGCGTGGTGCCGCCGGTCGATCGCTGCACCGCGACGCGGCAGACGGTGCTCGTCGTCGCCTCGCCGCCGATGAACGACTCCAGGATCCGGAGCTGGCCGCTGGCGCCGCACGACAGCGTCCACAAGTCGGTGGTGGTGGCGAGGGTGACGCCCGCCCGCGAGCCCGAGTAGACGGGGTCCTCGGGCAGCATCCGCCGGTTGATGTCCTCGTACTCGGCCCAGAATGCCTCCGAGCGGAGCTTCCAGACATCGAAGTCCGACTTCTTCTCGCGCAGCGCAGAGCCCGCGTAGCGCGCCCGCAGCGCCTGCTTGGCGGTCTCCGCTGCCCGCCACCGGCGCAGGTAGTCGGCCGGGTCGGAGCAGCAGGCGGGGATGGTGCGCGGCTCGGGGGCGAGGATGGCGGTCACGAGCGCGCCTTGTCGTGGTCGACGGCGAGGGCGTGGTCGATGGTCAGCTTCGCCGTCTCGATGCAGGCGTCGCACGTCTTGCGGTAGCCGTCCTCGAGGTGGCTGGCGCAGGCCAGCGGCGTCCAGTTGGCGCCGCCGTGTGCGAACGTCTGCTGGCCGCTCTTGATCGCTGCCACCTTCGGGACGCTCATCAGGCCAGGCCGATCTTGATCGTGAACTGGATCGAGTCGCCGATCGCGAGGTTGATGACGGAGAAGTCGCCCTTCACGAACAGGTTGCCGGCCGACACCGCGTCGAACAGTCCAGCGTTGGTGACGGCGCGCGGGGCAGTGGCGGTGATCGACCCGATCACCTGGTAGGTGTCGTTGGTTGTGGTGGTCGTCTGCTGCGTGGAGGTGCCGGACGTGCGCGTCTCGACCTCCGTGAACAGCGTCGTGTCGGCGATCGCGGCGGTGCCCGCGCCGGTGCCCATCGCCACGAAGTTCGGCTCGGTGCCGGAGCCCTTCAGGCGGTTGGTGGTGATCGCCTTGCCGGCGTTCGCCCAGACGGTTGCCATCAGGCCCTGCCCAGGCGGCGCTTGACCTCGGCGGTGAGCCGGGCCTTGACGGACTCGTCCGTCTCGTCCTCTGCACGCCAGGTGGAGATGACGCCGAGGTCTTCGACGGTGCCGTCGGCGCGGGTGATGACGGCCTCGATCGAGACCTCCCGCACCTCACCCTTGGCGATTACTTCGGCCATGCTGCGCTCCTTCGACCATGCGACCGGCCGGAGCATGAAGCTCCGGCCGGTCGTCAGGATCAGGTCGGGACGACGTATGCCGTCTGGAACTGGATGCTGGACAGCTCGAGTGCGCGCCGCGGCTGGTGCGAGAAGCCGTAGCCGACGCCCCACTCGTGGCCGTAGTCGAACGACTCCTCGACCCACGACACGTTCTCGTCCAGGCCCTCCACGAACGCCTCGCGACCGAACGCAAGCGCCTTCTGGGTGGGCACCGTGCCGCCGATGCCGCCGAGAGCGGTGGGCACGTTGTAGGACTCGTAGATGACGACGCCGTCGATGGTGGCGACGTGACCCGAGAAGATCGGGTTCTGATCCGACCGCGGCGCGGCGTTCTGCACGGCGGTGTTGTACGTCGCGTCGCCCTTCAGGTCGAGCGCGGCGTAGGGATGCACGACCAGGAAGAACCAGTCGCGGCCGTCCATCTTGAACGGCTTCGCCTTGGCGTTGAGGAGCAGCGCCCGCACCTTGCGGATGTCGGACACCGTCAGCGTCATGGCGGTGGACAGCGTCGCGTTCGACGTTGCCGTCGAGGCGTACTTGAAGTTCGGCGTGTAGCCGACGCCGTTCATGTTGGCGGTCTGCGTGAAGTTCGCGAACCGCGCCACGTCGACCTTGTCGGCGCCCCACTCGGCGAGCCGCAGGTAGGCCTCCTCGCGGAGGTCCATGGTGGACTTCTTGGCGGCGCGGCGGAAGCCGCGGACGCCGTGCCGGAGCAGCGCCGGGATGACGGTCATCTCCGACGTGGTGAGGTTCTCCTCGTTGCCGGTCAGGACCGCCGTGTCGCCGGCGACGCCGGAGCCCGACAGCGGGTTGGTGACCTGGATGTGGATCGTGTCACCGGGGTTGTTCAGCAGTTCGGACTGCTGGATGATCGGCATGCCCGAGCCGGGCTCGCCGACGAACTGGCCCCAGAACCCGTGCCGTGTGTGCGAGCGCAGGACGCGCTTCGACCACACCGCCGAGATCGAGGATGCAACGTTTGCGGGGGTGGTCGAAGCCACAGCCGCCTACCTCCTGGTGGGAGCTACCCCTCCTCCGGTAGCGAGTGCGCCAGTGCCTTCAGCTTCTCGTCGTCCATCGCGCGGAGCTGGTGGATGTCGGCATTCGCCACCTGAGCAGCGGTGAGCTGGTCAGCCTGGGTGGCAACGTTGGCGTTGCCACCCGCGGAGGAGCCGACAAGCTTGATGCCGTACTCCTCCCGGATTTCGGCCGCAAGCTGCTCGCGCCTCGCGTCGTCGCGGGCCTTCTCGCTCTCGTGGCTCTCCTTGAGAGCCAGCTCGAAGGCTTCCGGCGACTCGAAGTCGTCTCGCTTGGCCAGGATCCCGCTGTTCGCCATCGGATAGTCGGTCTTGGCCTTCTCCGCGATGCTGTTGATCTGCGAGGATCGCCTCATGGTCTCCGCCATGATCGCCCGCACAGAGGCAGCATCGAGGGTGTTGCCCGTCTCCGTCTTCGCCGACCGCGCTTCTGCGAGGTCCTTTTCGAGCTGGGCCGCGCGGGCCCGCTCGCGGTCGAGATCCGACTGAAGCGCGCGACGCCGCTGTTCTGCGGCATCGGGCTGACCCGGCGCACCGGGTGTCGGCTCAGGCGTACCGGCGGAACCTTCAGAGGAACCGGCCGCTCCGGGCTGATTCTCTGCAGATTCGCTGGACGTCTCGCTCATCCTGGTTCCCTTTCAGGAGTTGACAGGTCGAAGATAGCAGGCGAGACGGCTTGCAGCTACGACGTCGGCTGGCGGGGACCGCGCACCAGCGAGTCATCCACGCTGCGCTCGGTGCGGGTGGAGAGCTTCGTCGTCTGCCGGTTGACGGTGCCGGCCATCAGCGACGCGCGGCGCAGGTGGATCTCGGCCCGGGCCCGCAGGTACTCCTCGGAGCCCTTGTAGCGCTTGTAGCGCGGGTCGGCTTCGGTCAGCGCCTCGTCATAGGCGTCGATCATGTCCTGCTGCTGCTTGCGCTCGTCGAAGAACCCCTGCAGCTCGGGGTGGCTCATCAGGTAGTCGGGGCGCCGCGCCTTGGGGAGGCCGAAGTAGGCATCGAGCAGGACGCCGATCGCCTTCTCCTCCGGCGTGTCGCGCTTGGTCTGGAAGTACGCCTTCAGTTCCGGGTGCTTGTCGAGGTAGGCGGGCTGCAGGTCGTGCGGCGTGTCGAAGTAGGTCTCCAGCACCTTGTCGAGCTTGGGATCGCCGGTCGGGGACTTGGTCGAGAACTGGTCGAAGTAGTCCTGGATCTCGGGGTTGGCGGACAGAAAGAACTGGCGGTCCTCCGGGTCGAGCTCGAAGTACACCTGCATCAGCGCGGCGATCTGCTTGTAGGCCTCCTTGCGAGGCGTGTCGCCCCAGGCGAAGGCGTGCGCGTTCGCGGTCAGCTGCGAGTCGGCGGTCGGACCCCAGGCGAACACGTCGTACTCGGCGGCGTGCTGCTCGATGAACTTGACGCGCTGATCCGGTGGCAGCTGGAAGAAACGGTGCCAGAACTCGGCCCGGCGACTGGCCCACGGCGCGGAGGCGTGCGCGAAGGCGTAGCGGCGGTAGTGACGACGGCGGTAGTGGCGGTCGGCGCCGTACACCTTGAAGTAGCGCAGCACCTCTGGGTGACCCTCGAGCCAGTGCGCGCGGGCGGCGCCCTTTGGCTGGTTGAAGTACTCGTCCAGCTGCGGCTTCATCCGGGCGTAGTCGGAGGCGTGCCGCTTGATGTCGGCCATCGTCTTCGGCTGCCACTTGCCGGTGGCGCGATCGACGCGGCCGGCGGCCTTGGTCAAGTCGAACATCTGCGGGTGGGCTTCCAGGATCTCGGCGGCGGCGTCCCAGCCTTCGGACTCGACGACGGCGAAGTACCAGCTGCGGTAGGCGGCGTTGGCGGCGTTCACGATCGACACGCCGTCCTTCTCGGGCGTCGCCGTCAGCGTCCAGTAGTCCTGTAGGTAGGGGTTGCGGGCGATGAATTCGCTGCGCCGCGCGTAGTCGTCCTCGGGGATGTCGTGAAAGGCCTGCGAGACCTTGTTGACGAACGAGTAGTACTCGCCGCGGACGAAGGCGTCGGCCTGCGACCGGGACGTCTGGTGCTCCGTCATGTAACGGCGCAGGTCGGGGGTGACCATGGCACCGTAGACGCGGCTGCGCTGGTCGGAGTCGAAGCTGGACGACTTCATGTCGTTGTAGATCTGGGCGACCAGGCCGCGCTGGTTGGCGAGCAGCGTGTCGCGCTTCAGCCGCTGGCGACGGGCCGAGTCCAGCAAAGGATTGGCGAACTGCTGCCGCGCCTTGGTGCGCTGCACGTACGGCGAGATCTCGGGGTACAGCTGCAAGAGCTGCTGGCGCTCGCGGTAGTCCGACGTGCGGTAGTAGACCTCGATCATCGGGTAGGCCTCGACGGCGCGATCCATCATCTCGGAGGTCTTGAAGCGTTCCCGGTCGACGGTGTTGACGGCCATCTGGTGCGGTGTCAGCGAGTTGAAGTCGGTGCGCGCCATCTGCCGCAGACGCAAGAGCTCGCGGTCCTGGCCGTTCATGCGCCGCAGGTAGACGCCGGCGGTCATCTGGACGAGGGCGGCGACGCCGAAGAAGCCGCGCACGGAGTCTTCCGCTTCGGCTCGGTTCGGCTGCTTGCCGGCCATCGCCTGCCGCGACATCTCGACCTGCACGTAGTAGTTGATGTCCGCCTCGCGCAGGTCGGAAAGCGACTGGCCGTCGTGGAACGGCTCGTACAGCGGGTCGAGGAGGAACCGCTCGATGTTGATGCCGTTCGGAAACCGCTCGTGCCACCACTCGCGGCTGAGGCCCTCCACCAGGCCGGTCTCAGGGAAGATGGAGCGCCACGACTGCGCTTCGTACACGTCGAAGGCCTGTAGGCCGGCGCGCAGGTAGGGGTTGACGCCGAGGCCGATGTCGTCGAAGTAGCCGAGGATTCGGTTCACGACCTCGATGCCGCCCTGGTCGGGGGGCATGTTCGGGTTCTGGGAGGAGAACATCAGCTCGTACACGACGCGAATCGAGAACAGCTTCACGGGGTCCCAGGCGACGCCGTCGGGCACGTCGATGCCGAGGTGGCCGAGCACGTCGTCGACGACGCCGGTGACGTCGAAGTAGCGCGCCAGCGGGTCCTTGCCCTCCTCCAGCATCGGGTCGGATCGGTACTCCTCGAGCCGCTGCAGGTTGGACACGATCCACGGGTGCTGGGGCACCTCGCGCATCCAGTAGCCGAGGTTCTTGCGCCAGTACACGACGAACGGCAGCAGCAGGCGCAGGTTCTCCTCGCCGACGGTGATGTCGTTGTAGTCGAACAGGGTGGCGTTGACGCGCCCGATCGCCTTCTCGACGGCCTGGTCGACGCTGAGGCCCTCCTTGATCGCCTTGCGGTAGGCGACGTTGTAGGCGGCGCGGCGGGCGGCGGTCTCGGGCAGGTCGCCGACCAGGTGCCACATGGTGGCGGCGAACGCGGCGGGCAGGTCGCGCTTGTTGCCCTCCTTGACGGACTTCCAGGGGCCCTTCCAGTCGAGCGGGTCCCAGCGCCGGTTGGCGGTATCGAGCGGCGACGCCATGAAGACGCCGTAGCCGCCTTCGGCGATCTCGCCCGGCACGTCGATGTGGTGGGCGCGCAGGAAGGTGTTGCGGACGTTGGCGTCGTAGTGGGTGACGGCGCGGAGGATGCCGTCGAGCTGGTCGGCGACGTGGGTGTTGAACATCCGGTCGCCCTCGCGCGCTGCCTGGTAGACGGCGTGGACGGCGAACTTGGACAGGGTGCCGGTGGCGCGGGCGCCGGTGCGGAGCGGCGCGAGCGCCATCTCCTTCGGGTCGACCAGGCCGGAGATGAGGCGCTTGGCGAAGTTGTCGACGACGTTGGCCAGGAGCCAGGTCATGGAGAACGGGAGCGCCGCGAACTTCCACACCTGCAGCGACACGTTCAGCGCCTTGTAGGTGTAGCGGGCCGACCTCGAGGTGTGGAACGAGAGCGCGGAGATGTAGAGGCCGCGCTCGGCCAGGAGGCTTGACATCGCCTGCTTGTCGGCGACGTTGGAGGCGTGCTTCCAGCCCCGCATCGCCATCCCCACCGTCTGCCGGTGCGCGAACAGGTGGATCGAGTCGGCGTACAGCGGGTTGTCCTTCGCCAGCTGCTCGACGATGGTGGTGTCGAGGGTGTCGAGGGTGGCGCCGGCTTCGATCTGGCGGCGCAGCTCGGCCCGGATCTCGTCGCCGATCTGGGGCGGCACGCCGCGCCGCAGGTTCTCGGTGGAGACCCTGACCATCCGCGTCTTGCCCTTCACGTACTTCGGGATCTCGACGTAGGCGGCGGGCGCGGTACGGGTCTCGTCGCCGAAGAAGGCCCGCTTCGGCCCGGCCTTCAGGGTATCGGCGGGTGAGATGCGGCCGCTCTCGAACAGCGTCTGCAGCTGGCCTTCGGTGAGGTCGGCGAGCGACACGGCGTCGAGCGGCAGCGCCTGGCGCTTCGGCTTGCCGGTGTCGGGGTCCTTGATGAACTCCTCGTACAGCTGGCCCTCGTGGGTGTGGACGCCGCGCTCGTCGATCGCGAAGTCTCCGGCCCGGACGTACAGCTTGTCGTTCTGGTTGGCGGGGCTGGTCAGCTCGACGGTGGTACGGCGCGGCTCGGTCGCCATCCGTTCGCCCTCGGCCCAGGCGACGCCGTCGCGGGCGTCGTTGATCTTGCCGACGTTCTCCGACCGGGTGCCGACTTCCGGGTCCTGTTCGATGCGGATGGTGGGGCGCGAGTCGAAGAAGGTGCCGGCCGGTGCGGAGCCCATCTCCCGCATCCGCTGGCGCAGGCCCTGCTCGGTGCGGCTGGCGGACAGGTAGGCCTCGTGGTGCTGGCGCACCTGCCGGTTCAGGCCGACCAGTTCGCGGTGCAGCGAGGTGACGGCGCGGTTCACTTCCGAGATCTGGCCGCGGCTGGCGTCGCCGGCGGCGAGGTAGCCACGCAGACTCTTGGCGCTGGCGCGGTGGATGGTGGCGACCATACGCTGCTCGTAGGTCGGCTTGGCGAGCTTCGAGAGGCGCAGCTGTTCGCCTTCCATCTCCAGCGCCATTCGCTCTAGGTAATGCGGATCCATCAGCCGCAGGAGGCGCGAGAAGACCCGGTCGGACGCCTTCCAGTAGTTGTCGGTGGCGGCCTGCGACTCCTCCTTCAGAAGGCCGATCGAGGTGTGGTCGACGAAGCGCCCCTCGCGCGCCTCGAAGTAGGTCTTGAAAGCCCGCGTGGCGAGCTCGTCCGCCTCCTGCAGCTGCTGGAATGCAGACTCCACGTCGGGGTGCCGGTAGGGGAGGTTGCCGACCAGGCGCTTGAAGGCGTCCGGCATCCGCACGTCGAGGCCCTCGCGGCGGACGGCGTGGAAGAACGAGTCGACGTTGTCCTCGCTCAATGCCAGCCCGCGACGGGCGAGTCCGCCCGTCATCGCCTGCGCCAGCACGTCGCGCATCGGTGCTGCCAGGTCCTTGTCGCCTTCCACCGCTTCGCCCAGCAGGCCCTGCTTGATGGCCTGCTCGCGGTCGTAGGCGTCCTGCAGCACCTGCCGGGTGGCTTCCTTCGCCTTCGCCTGCCGCAGGGTGCGCTGCTCGTCGCGCGCCGCCTGCAGCTTGGCGCGGTTCTGAGCCTGCTGCGCGTCGTAGCCCTCGTCGCCGGGCTTCGCCTCGAACGACAGTGCCTCCGGTTCCACCACCGGCATGTCGGTGTCCATGTCGGCGATCGTCTGCAGGAACGGCTTCACCTCGTCGGCACTGAACCCGGCGATGCCCTGCTCGGAGATCTCGAACATGCGGGCCGCGGCGGTGCTCTCGGCCTCGGCGTAGTAGTAGTGGGCGAATGCCTTGGCGAGGCGCGCGTCGAACATCGCGACGGCGTCGGCGTCGAGGTTCGGGAACAGCTCCTTGCGGAGCCGGATCGCGATCAAGGAGGTGATCAGCTCGTCGTCGAGCTTGCCGCCCTCGCGCGTCAGTCCGGCCTCGATGCCCATCGCCATGGTGTGCGCCACCTCGTGCAGGAAGGTGGCGGCGGTGACGGCGTTCTCCGGCTTCCAGGTCTTGATCTCCGACGTGCCCTTCTTGTAGCGGCGGGCGTGCGGCCCGCCCTTCTTGCCGGGGCCGAACTCGTACCACTTGATCCGCATCGACGGATGCTCGGCGTCGGCGTAGCGCAAGAGCGCCTCGCGCCACATCTCGGCGTTGAAGGCGTCCGGGATCTGGCCGTCGTTGAGGGAGCGCAGGATCGAGCCGGAGACCTCCTCCAGCCGCGACACCATCTCCTCGGTGTTGAAGGTGTTGGTCGCCATCCGCGGGTCGAACGAGCCGACGTGCTCCTCGATCTGGCGGCGGGCGCGGATGATGAGCGCTTCGTCGGCGGTGGCGCCCTGCCGCTCCAGGGTGTCGTCGACGGCCTCGTCGGCGGCGTGCTCGAGCCGTCCCTTCAGGCCGAGCTGGGCGAGCGCGTTGGCGAGCTTGCCGGACAGGCCTTCGGACTGGATCAGGTTGGCGAGCACCTGCGCCTGCCGGGTGCGTTCGGCGATGATCGCGTCGCGGTTGCGCTTCGACTGTTCCTTGGCGGCCATCGCCAGGTCGTGCCGGGTGTCGAGCACCGCCTGCGCCTCGGCCTGCTCGGCTCGCGTCTTGCCGCCGCCGGGCGTCCAGTAGGACTGCACTTCACGCCGGATCCGCGCCTCGTGCGTCTCGGCGATGATCCGCAGCTCCTCCTCGTCCTCCTGCCGTCCGGTGCGCCGGTACTCGTCCCGCTCGTAGCGCATCCGATCGCGGACGCGGCGACGCACTTCCCGGTTGACGGAGATCTCCATCTCCTCGGCGGTCTGCGGCAGGGCGTAGCCGGGGTTGCGCGCTTCGATGATCACCTGGTCTCCGGCACCGCCGCGATGGAGCCGCTGCAGCTCGCGGTAGTAGCGCGACACGGGCGCGGTGTCGACGAGGCGCGGCCCGCGATACGTCTTCTGCGGCCGGCCGTCGACGAACTGGAACAGCGGATCCTCCTCGAACTTGTAGCCGTTGCGGGTGCGGATGCCGCGCTCCAGCACCGTCATCGAGTCCCGGATCGCGTCGTCGAACTCGCGTTCGATCCGTTCCACGTGAAACGCGATCGGGGCGGGCAGCGAGCCCTCGATCATGCCGAACACGTGGTCGTCGATGGTGCGGACGAGGTCCTCAGAGAACTTGGCCTGCTTCAGGAGGCGGAGCATGGCGGGGCGGACGGCGACCATCCGGCTGGCGTACTCGGCCAGGCCGACGTCACTCATCTGGTTCATCGACTCGTCCTCGAACCAGCTCATGCCGTGTTCCTCGGCCAGCTTGACGCCGTGCATCGAGGAGGGGTCGGCGCGCATCCCGGCTTCGGCGGCCTGGTACCAGCGGCCCTCCTCGGCCAGCACCTCCGGCTTCACGCCGCGGGCGCCCTTGAAGCCGATCGCGCGCAGCAGGTCGCGCTGCTCGTTGACGGCGCGGCGGATCAGCTGCAGCGGCTTCGCCTGGGCGCGCATCGGCGAGGGCAGGTCGCCACCGGTGAGGGAGGCGGTGATGGCGCGGTTGGAAGCGACGAGATCGTCTTCGGCGATGATCGACGGGCCGTGCGTGGCGAGGGCGCGCTCGGGCAGCTCGGCCGCGAAGCCGCGCTTGGGAATGAACCGCTCCATCTCGCGGCCCAGGATCGCGACGCCCTTGAAGCCCTTACCGACAAAGTTGAGCGGGTCGAACACGGCGGTGAGCGCCATCTGCGTCCAGAAGCCCTGCTCCTCGAACCAGATGCGGGCTTCGCGGTCGTAGTCGTGGTTCGACATCGTGCCGGCCGTCCAGCCGCCCTGGATGGAGCGCTGCACGTCGGTGCGGGCGAGGGCGATGAAGATGTCGCGCGCTTCCATGGTGGCGGCGACGGCCTGCAGGGTGACCCACTCGGCGGGCCGTCCGGCCTGGTGGGCGCCCTCGAACACGGCGGGCAGCACCGGCATGTCGAGGCCGGGGATGTTGCCGTGCGTCATCGACTGCTCGAAGCTGGCGGGCACGATCGAAGTGAGAGCGCCGAGGAAGTCGTCGTTCTCGACGGCGGCGCTGAAGTCCTGCTGGGCGCTCTTGTGCACCTTGATGTAGGCCGAGTTCGGGTCGGTCCAGACGCGGGTCTCGGTAACGGGCACCATCACGCTGACGCCGCCGCGAGGCCCGGCGACGCGCTCCATCTTCGGCGTGCCGTCGCCGTTCAGCACCGGCACCGTCTGGCGCCGCACCAGGTACTCGATGGTGTCGTTCTCGGCCGTGCCGCGGATCGTCTCCTCCATCCCGGCCTGTTCGACGGCGAGCTGCTGCAGGTAGGAGGTGTAGACCTCGAACTCCTGCCTGGTCTCGGACAGGGCAATCGTCTGGGGGACGCCGGAGGCGAGCGCGAGCAGGGCGGGGGCGTCTGGCATCAGGCCGTACGGCGTGCCGGCGAACGGGCCCTTGGCGCCCTTCTTGGGGAGTCCGCCGTGGCCGAACAGCTGGGCGGCGTCGAAGGCGTCGAGCCGCTGCTGGGCGTACAGGTAGTCGGGGTAGTCCTCCTTCGCCTGCAGCGCGGCGGCGGCGAGCAGCGCCTGCGCTTCCCATCCGGCCTTGCGGCTGCGCGCCTGTCGCCAGGCGGTGGTGAAGTCCATGTCCATGCCGGTGCTGCGCTGCGCCTTGGCCCAGACGCCGGTCTTGACGAACTTCTCCTTCAGCTTGTGGTAGCCGATCATCTCCTGCCGGTGCTGCTCGATGTGGGCGGCGGCGATCAGCGCGTCGGCGGTGCGGGCGTCGAAGTTGCCGTCCTCGAGCACCGGGCGTCCGGCAATCCTGACGCCCATCCGGTTCGCGTAGCCCTGCAGCACCTTCGTGAACTCCTGCGTCGGCACGCGCGCAACGCCATCCTTGGAGGGCTTCGTGACGGTAAAACGCTGCTTCAGGGTGACGCCATCGTTCTGCAGCAGCCAGGCGAGGTCGTTGCCGCTGAGCGACTGAAGGCCCTCGCCGAATCCCTCGACGCCGTGCAGACGAGCGAGCTGGTCAGGGGTGAGGGTGTCGTGGAACAGGCCGAGGGTGGCCTTGTCGACGCGGGCTTTGAGGGCGCGCGTCATCTCCGCCTGAAACTCCTCGAAGGCGCTGTGCTGGAGCGCCTTTCGGAGCGTCATGCCGGGTCGCAGCACGCCGGACTGCTCGGCCAGGGCCTGGGCGGCGGCGAGCGCGCCGGGCGTCTTCTGCTTGATCAGCTGGTAGATGTCGTTCAGCTGCGCGCTGCGCGTCTTCTCGTTCAGCAGGTGGGCCTGCGTGTCGGAGTCGGCGATGCCGTTTGCGGCCTGCTGGCGGACGCCCTGCATCTGGGCGTTGCCGACGGCGGCGAGGCGGTCGATGCTGCGCGCCCGGTCGTAGCCGTCTTCGGGCAGGCCGACCTGGTTCCAGGCGGCGCGCGAGCGGCGTCCCCAGATGCCGTCGACGGTGACGGGGTGGCCGAGGGTGCGCATCAGCCGCTGGCGGCGCAGCGCCACCTCGTCGATCGGGTGCAGGATCTTCGGGACGACGACCTTGATCGGCCCGGTCTTGGAGGGCTTGTTGCGGTCGCGCGGCGCTGGCCGGCCGATCGCGGCAGGCTTGACTTTCGGCTTCGGCTTGTGCGGTCTGCCCGGTACCCGTCCGCCGCCGCCGACTGCAGAGCCGGTGGTGATGTCCGGATTCGGCATTGCTACAGGCTAGCTGTCGCGGCCCGAGAGCGGGTGATGCGTCCAGATCGTGAACGGCTGACCACCGTCATCGGTGTAGCGCTTCACGTCCGGCCCGCACGGGCAGCCGCCCGCCTCCTCGTGCTCGAAGCCGTCGCCGATCGGGATCACGTGCTGACGGCGATTGTGGTCGAGGAGGACGAGCAGCCAGCTCATCAGTAGGCTCCGCCGGGGACGCCGGGGACGCCGTTCGGTGGCCGGCCGGTCTTGTCGGAGCCGTTCACGCTGCGGCTGAGCCCGTCGGTGGCGGAGCCGCCGTTCGAGAAGGCGGCGCCCATCGCGTCCAGGCCGGTTTCGGGGCCGACGCCTCCCGGCATGGCGGCGTCGGGGCCGGGCGGCATCGCGCCGCCTCCCTGGTTCTGCGCGTCGAGCTGCTGCTTGATGAGGGCGATCATGCCCTGCCGCATCCACGGGTTCTGCTCGGCCTCCTTCACGATCTGGCCGATCTCGTTGTCGGGGTCCTGGCAGCCGAGGTTCTCCAGCGTGGTGCGCAGCGACTGGGCGCCCTGCGTGAACTTCGACAGCTCCGACAGCGCGTACTGCGGGTCGTACATATCGAGCCGGTCGGTGAACACGATCGACGTCTCGTAGTTGCCGTCGATGGCGGTCGGCAGCGACGTGTCGGCGATGTCGCGGAACTGCTCGGGCAGGGTGTCGTCGGGGACGCCGCCGGTCTTCAGCTTGAACGGCTGGGTGCGGCCATTCGGGAGCGGCAGGTTGCCGCGATAGGCGAGGCCGTCTTCGGGCAGGATCTTCTTCTCGGCGATCCGCAGGATGATCTCGTTGACACGCGCCAGCGCCCACGCCAGGTTGACCTGCTTGAGGCGGGCCAGCTCGACGGTCGGCTGGAGGCGCATGCCGCCCTCGTTGCCGCTGGTCGCCGCCGCGCCGTCCGAGGAGGCCCAGGAGGCGGTGGTGGTGAAGCCGACCTCGAGCATCGAGCGGTGTGCCATGTCGAGGTGCTCGTCGATGAAGGCGGGCTGGGCGGCCGTCTCGATCGGCTTCACCTCGGCGCCCTCGCGGCCAGGCAGCACGCCGCCCTTCTTGAGGATGTCGACGACCTTGGCGGAGGCCTGGCCGGTGCCGGTGTCCATGTAGGCGCCGCGGCTGGCGAAGCCGACCACGTCGGCCTGCTTCGACATCAAGCTCTGGAAGTAGATGGCGGCGTCGGCCATCAGCTCGACGTCGCCGTAGCCCCAGATCTGCCGGTTCGGGCCGATGTTGGCACCCACCACCCACGGGCAGATGCCGAGCTCGTGGTCGTATTCGAGCAGCTTCACGCCGCCGCACCAGCGCAGCTTGTAGTCGGCGGTGGACACCTCGTGGATGGTGCAGCGGGCGTTGTCGGTGCCGCCCTCGTCCGGCACCAGGTGCTCGACCGAGACCGGGCCGTACTCGTCGTTGAACGGGTTCACGTTGCGGCCCCGGTAGGACGCGACGAGCGCGGCGATCGGTGTCGTCCAGGAGCGGTAGACGCGGGCGTACGGCCAGATCGTGACGGGGTCGGGGACGACGACGATGCCGGCCGGGTCGCGGCTGTAGAAGCAGCCGATCTGGCGGCGGATGTCGTACTCCACCTCGAAGGCGTAGGAGCCGACCATGGCGCCGTCCCAGCAGGCGTCCTTCAGCTGCACCGGACCGTCCGAGTTCCCCCAGCAGACGGCCAGGTAGCGCTCCAGGGCGTACTGGCGCCACTGCTCGGTGACGGACTGGTCGGCGCGCTCGATGCGCACGTCCGGCACCTTCGACCCGGCCCGGTGGGTGTGCTTCATGACGGTGGCCATGATGTACGGCAGCCGGATGTCGTGGTTCTGCCCACCACCGGTGCCGAGGTATTCGCGGCCGTAGTCGGACTGGTCGGAGCCACTCGGGTCGCGCCGGAACTGCTCGGCCAGGCCGCGCAGGCCGACCATCCGGCCGAGCCGCTGCGAGTCTTGCGCGCGCAGCTGCTGCAGCTCGGTGGAGTGGTCGAGCAGCGAGTGAGGGGTCTGCAGCGGCAGGTTGTCCATCACGGGCGTGCCGGATACCGGATCCATCAGTTCTCCTCGCCGTACACGTTGCCGACCCATGCTTCGCCGGGGGTGCCGCGCACGCCGAGCCAGGCGCCGAGCGCGAGCCCCATCACCTCGTCCGTCTCCAGTTTCTTGTCGTCCCACTGGTAGCCGGACAGCTGCACGCGCAGCTTCGGAATCTGCGGGCACTCGACCAGGCCGAACGGCTTGTGATAGTCGTGCTCGTCGAAATCATGGCCCAGCGATTGTGCCAGGTGCGTCAACAGCTGCACCTTGGAACGGGTCGAGAACTCGTAGCCGTGCACGTCAATGCGGTGGTACATGGAAGCGTCGCAGTCGTTCAGCGGCTCGTCGTTCTGATCCCGGCAGCGCGCGTAATGCAGGTTGGTACGGTGATGAACGGGGCAGTAGGAGCGACTCTGCAGCTCACCCAGCACGACGTCGCCGGCGCCGGTGGAGTCGATCAGCGCCTCGGCATGGAACAGCCACGAGGCGCGGCCGATGGCGGAATAGATGACTTCCCACGGCACCCGCGTGATGGAGCGGTGATAGACGACTCTGGCCTTGCCGCCGCGCGTCAGCGGCAGCGTGTCGAGCACGTAGATGGTGGTGGAGTCCGTCTTGCGGGCCAGGTCCGCGCCGAGCTTGAACCGCTGCGGATTTGCGCCGTAGTGCGAGATGGAGTTCCGGTAGGCGTCGAGGATGACGGCGTCGACGTACTCGTGGCCGGTCGCCATCGGCTGGCCCTTGAACAGGTTCAGGATCAGACGGCTGGTGAACACCAGGCCGGAGGAGGGCACGTAGCGGCCGAACACGGTCTGCGCGACGACCTCGGTGGGCTGGGTGAGGAGCATCTCGTAGATCTCCTCGGCCGGGATCCCATACGGGTTGTCGAGCGCACAGCCGGACTGGATCGAGAACTGACGGCGCGGCTTCACCCACTGCTGGGTCTCGATCGCGCTCACCGCGACGACCACCACAGAAACGCCGCCCAGACGACCAGGAAGCCGCCGATGATGATGCTTCCCAGCGCGGTGGTGCTCACGCGATCGCGCCCAGATAGGTGAGGTTCACGAGGTGCTCGTCCATTTCCTGGCGCTCCTGCGCGCTTCGCTTCTGCAGGTAGGCGTGCAGCAGCGGCTCCAGGTCGTAGCCCGCCTGCCGGCCGTACTCCAGGATCACCGGGTCGACGATCGGCCGGGCGCCGTCGGAGCGAGGCTTGGAGGAGCCGGAGTGGTCGAGCTGGCGCTCGTCGCCGAGGTACGCCTGGGCCTGCACGGCGAGGTTGAAGAAGCCCTGCGACGTGCCCGGCTTGGCGGTGCCGAGGCAGTCCACCATGCCGCGCACATCGGCGACGCGCATCCGGGCGACGTTGTTGATGATCTGCTCGATCTTCGCTTCCCAGCCGGCCTCGTCGATGGTGATCAGGTAGAAGCTCTTGCCGTCGATCCCCTCGCCGTCATCGCCGAGCGTCCGGAAGTACCAGCGGCCGTTGTGGATGAAGCGGATCTCGTGCGGCTTGGAGCGCGGCAGCGGCGTCACCAGCCACGGCGCCAGGTGCTCGTTGTTCTTGACCAGCTGCTCGACCTCGTTCCAGACCATCTCCGCCGTCTCGTAGAGACCCGCGGTGTGGCAGGTGAGGTAACGGACACGACGGAACTTGCGCGGGTCGATCTGCCCGTCGGCGTCCATGTAGCGCGGCTCCGCGCCGAGCTTGTAGAACTGGCAGTGCAGGTGCTTGACGCCGACGGCGGTGGTCTTGCCCCAGCGGTTGCCCGTCAGCACCAGGTTGTAGGTGGCCTGCGCGTTCGTCAGATACTCGAGCTGGCCCTCGTGCAGGTTCAGGTCGCAGAAGTGGTGCGCGAAGAACTCGACGTCGTGCCGGCCGCGGGCGACGGCGGTGCGGGCGTCGACCATCAGCCCTTGCGCAGGATCGGGACGCCGCTGGCCTGGTCGATCGGCGCGACGCGCTTGGCGTTGGCGACGATCTCGATGTTCGGCCACTGCACCGTGAAGCCCTCGCCGGACTCGTAGGCGGTGACGAGGATGAACACCTGGCCGTCTTCGGCAGCCGCGTTGATCTTCTCCTGCACGATCTTCTGCGACTCGCGGATCGGGATCTCACGACCGCTCGAAAACATCAGCATGGTGGGAGCCAGCTCAGACATCGCGCTCCACCGCGCGGCGCTCCAGCCGGCCAATCCACTCCGCCAGCGCGCCGGAGAGCTCCAGCCCGTCGCCGTCGAACCAGCCGACGCCGATGCCGCCAACGCGGACGTAGACCTCCTTGATCGGCTGCTGGAACGGGTCCACGCCAGGGGCGTAGTCGAACACCAGCGGCGTGCCGTGCGCGCGGCACAGGATGAACAGCCGGTCGAGCGAGATCACGCTGCGCGGATGATCGCTGGTGACGGGCGCCTGGTCAGGCATCTGAGTACTCGGCATCTTCCACCACCTCCGTGGAACCCTCGATTTCGCGAACGATACCGGCCGGACCCACCCTCGCGGCCTTCCCCTGCCCGACCGAGCCGGTCGTGACGAGGAGGTCGATCAGGGCCTCGGTGGAGTCGTTCTGGCGCTGCTTGGCGATCTCCGCCGCCGCCCGGATGCCCATCTCGGGCGTGACGCGCTCCGGGAACTGCTCGACGACGTGCTGGGCGACCCGCACCACCTTCTCCAGGTACACCATGTGCGAGCCCTTGGTGACCGCCGACTCGCTCGGCTCCATCTGATCCTCGTCGACCGCCTTGCGGAGCAGCTCGTCGCGCTCGGACGACGTGTTCTCCTTGCGCATCGGCAGGTTGCCGCGATTCTTCGCCTGCTCCTTGGCCTTCGACGCCGCCGCCACCTGCGCCTCCATCGAGCCCAGCTCGGACAGCTTCATCACCACGATGTGGTGCGCCATGTGGTTCGTCAGCGACTGCTTCGTGAACGGACGGCCGGTGCGAGTGAAGTACTCGGGGATGCCGCGAATCGTGAGATGGACGCCCTTCACCTTCTTGCCGGCGGCGCGCTTGACGAGGATCTCGAGCAGCTCCTCGCCGATGTCGTCGCCGCAGCACTTGCACTTCGGCTGGTGCAGGACCGTCTTGCCGATCCACCGCGTCCCGGCCAGCTCGTAGTGCGGGTAGGTGCCCTGGATGCCCACCTAGAACAGGGTAGCGGGCGCGTTGACCGGCGGGTCCGGGATCAGCCGCCGATCGCCCACTCGCAGGTATCTGCAGCGCCGCAGGCCCCGCTCGAAGTCGCCCCGGATCTGCGGCCGGATCGGACAGCTACCCGTCCCGCCCCGCTCGCGCTCTCGCCTCACGCAGAGGCCGCACTGGATGCTCGCCATGCGCCGAGTATACGAGCAGCAAAACGGCCACCCGGGGAACCTCTGAGATCCTCGGGGAGAAGACCGTCAAGAGGGAGAAAAGGCAGCGCCGCATGAACGCTGACAGGGGCGACCTCGGGTGGCCGTAGCCAAACGATAGCACCCAGGACGGCAGAAGGGCCCTCGCAGCTGCAGAGGGCCCTTCGACGGCGCAGTGATCAAGCTCGCCGACGGCATCCGAACGCGCCCCGAAAGGAGCACGCTTGCCTACGACCTGAGCAGCGTCAGTCGGACGCTCCGCTCATCTTGCCGACGACGGTGCCCTCGTTCGGCTCCGACACGTCGGGAAGCACGGGGCCCTTCGTGTAGCTGCGCTGCAGCATCCCGAAGGCGCCGGCCGGGGGAACACCCGTCAGATGCGCCTGCTTCGGCGTCCCGCCGGGAGAGAAGTCGTCCTGGTGGTTGTGGGTGGGCTGGTTGGGCGCCACTGCGGCCTCCTGAGTCTCGTTTGCGAATCCGCACGGCGATTCTACCTGGCGCCCGTCCGGCCAGGGTGTATGCTCGTCGAAGTACGACCGGGTCAAGGGGCGACCGGCAAACCGAGAAAAGGACGAAGTGCATGACGAAGATCGACCACCAGCGACGCGCCACCCTCGACAGGGCAAGGCGCGATCGCCCGGACGCGCTACCCGCAGGCCGACTGCTGATCGCGAAGTGGCCGACCACCTGCACGTACTGCCACCAGCCGATCGAGAAGGGCAAGCCCTTCATGTGGACGCCGTACAGCAAACGCTGCCAAGGATGTCCCAGCTGACCGACTCCCGATAGCCCAGCGACGGAGCCGCGTCAGCACCCAGGGTCGTCCCCTCCCGTGAAAACCGGGGCCGAGCATCGCCGAGAGGCGAGCAGGCGGGCAGCGTAAAGCTGATACCGACGAAGCAAGCGGCGGACACTCCCTCCCTGACGCGCCCGAAGTGACCATTTTCCGCGCGCACGCGCTATGAACTTCCCGTGGGCTTAACCGGGTGTCAAACGCTGAGCGGCGGCGAGATAGGTGCTTCGGTCGCGGCGAGGCGGTGCGAGTCGAAAAGCTGCCCTTAGGAGCGAAGCGACCACTCGCCGCCAGGCGAGACAAGCGCAGCTCGCGAAGTCCACGACTGGCCGAACGCGCGGCAGTACGCTTGGCTGCACCATCCAGCCAGGAGAGACCATGCACCTGAACGATCCCCAGAGCATCGCCCGTCGCGCGCTCGAAATCGCAACCTCGGACACCTCCGAGGTGACGCGAGACTCGCGCGCCGGCTTCGGCAACCACGAGCGCCGCATCATCGTCGGCATCTCGGAAGCGTTCTGCGAGCTGTTCCGCGAGATGTTCAACGAAGGCGTCGCCGGGGAAGCCTCCGACGAGCGCACGCCGGAGGAGATCCTCTCCGACCGGGAAGCCGACCTCGAGGAGCGCGAGCGCTCCCTCTCCCAGCGCCAGGACGCGCTCGGCCTGGCGCCCGACCTCTCATCCAAGGAGCTCGTCGACATGGAGACCCCCGCACCACGAGGCAACGGCGACGCCGAAGCAAAGGCCGCCAAGGAGCAGGAAGAGCGCCAGGCGTCGCTCGACAAGGCCGCAGCCGCCGCAGACCCCGAGCTGGCCGCACGCTCCGGCCGCGAGCCCGGCGAATCGCCGCTCTCATCGCCCAAGGAGTCGAAGCTGCAGGGCCAGGTGGAAGACCTCCGCGCCCGCCTGGAGATCGCCGAACGCCAGCTGGCGGAGAACGCGCCGAACATCATCACGCACCCGGCCGACCCGAACCTGAAGGGCACCGACGAGACCAAGCCCGGTGAGGAGCTGGAGCAGGGCCCCGGCCCGCACGGCGAAGCCGCCGGCCAGGAGAAGCAGGTCTCGCCGAACGACATCGCCCACACCCCGACGCCCGCAGACAACGTCGGAGCGGGCGCACAGCTCTCGGAGCACCCGGACGCCGAGACCACCACCGAAGCGAACCGCGACAAGGTCTCGGCCGACACGCCGAAGCTGACCTCGCACGAAGGCGACGTCGACCGCCCCGACGCGCCGCTCACCGAAGCCAACGACGGCGAGCCGCCGAGCGACCAGCCCGCCGACCCGGCAGGCAACCCCGCCAACGCCGCGGCGGAGGGCACCGTCGGCCAGCCACAGCCCGACGACCTGGACTCCGAAGGCATCGCCGGCCTCAAGTACGCCGAGCTGCGCGCGTACGCCGAGGCCCGCAACATCGAAACCACCGCCGAGGGCAAGATGCTGTCGGCAGCCGACCTGCGCAAGGCGATCGACAAGGACGCCAAGAAGCGCGAGAAGGCCTCGCAGGGCTAGCACCCCGCACGCACCACCGGCCACCAAGCCCCGGTCAGCTACCAGAGTGACCGGGGCTTTTTGCTGCCCCCATAACAAGCTGGAAAAAGATGGGCAAGGTCGGAACTCGTTAAGTGTGTCGGGGGCAAGACAGAGCAATAACACCAACCACCACCGATCCCTCCCACAAGCGACAGACCAGCGAGCCCAGCCTCCTCCAACCAGGCCAATCACTGCTCACCATGGGGGGCTGCACGAGCAACAACTCAAGCCTGTCCTCGCCCCTGCCTCACCCACTCAGGCATGCCACGCATGGCTGGTACTCACACGCTGCATCAGGCTGCGACAGGCGTTGCGCCTGCGCTTCGCTCCGGTCGCACGGTGCTCTCCTCCTCCGACCTGTCCCATCGTGAGGCTACCTAACCATCACCGCCCACGTGGGGACAGGTCTCCTCCGGAGGTGCTGGCGCACGCGCACCTACCTCCCTTCGCGAAGCGCAGGCGCGGGCTGCTGCGCCAGCCTCCAAGCACGGTCGCTCGCCTCCAACCAGTCCGCCCACCGGCTACCCAAACGATAGTGCCGTTTGGGCCGGTGGGGGCCTGGGATGTTCGGCGGCGATCCGCCTGCCCCTGGGTATTCAAGGCTTCCTCACCCAGACCGGCCGGCGATTGCCAGGCATGGCCAGTGTCCGGCTGGCAGGCGGGGCTGCTGTTTGTTCTGCCTGACTCTCTCATCGTACCCCTTGTCTGGCCCAGGTAAAGGTCGGCGAGGCACGAGCTTCCTTCACATGGCAGCCAAAAACGGTAGAGCTGTTTTTGGGCCATGTTGAAGCGTCTCGCACCTCGCCTCTCTTGACCTGGGCCAGCCTGCGGGGTTCTTCTGAGAGGTCAGGCGTGAAACACCTCGCGTCTGCAAGGACCTCGGAGGTCTGAGATGTTCGAGCGCATGCCCGCCCCGCACGACCACGGCGCCTCGCGCCTGCTCGCCCTCGTCCGCAACCTGGACGCCCACCTGGCCTCGGGCGCCGTGCCCGCAATGCCCCGCGTGCCCAACGGCCACGTCTTCACGGACATCGAGTTCCCGCGCTGCTGGGACTGCGACTCCGAGCTGCTCAATTCCGGCGAGTGCCCGACCTGCAACTACCGCGACGACTACGAGGCTGAGGAGGCCACCATGTCTGCACCGATCGAGCCCACGCCCTGCGACGACACGCACGGCTGGCACGGCGAGTGCTCGGGCTGCGGGAACACGACCTGCACCTGCGACCCCGAGCCGTGCCCGGACTGCGGCGGCTACGGCGACTGCACCTGCTTCGACACGGGGGAGGGAGTCGACGCCGCTCCGCTCCTGACGCCGGAGCAGGAGCAGGCGCAGATGACGCTCAACTCCCGCATGTGGGCGTCCAAGCTCGGTGGCCTGCACTGCATGGCGGTGTGCTGCGACGTGGCGTACTCGCCGCTGCTGGAGGCCTACACGACGTCGTCGGCGTTCGGTCGCGAGTGGCTCGCCACGTACCTGCTGGCGGGTGTGCGTGCCCCGATGATCCTCGTCATCCCGAGCACCGGCAAGACGGTGCGCGTGGCGTCCATCCTCAACAACGACTCGGAGGTCTGACCATGGGACTCGTCCCTGAACGCCGCTGCATGATCGACGCGGCGATCGACCACATGCCGCTCGTGCTCGAGCTGCGCAGCGCGATGGCCGTGAGCTTGCCCGGCCCGACGACGCTGCTGCACGCGATGGTCGATGCGTATCCGCGCATCGACTCCTACGGCCTCTGGCTCGCCTGCCAGTGGGCCGCCACTACCGCCCCCGAAGGAGCGTGACCTGATGATGTCGCACGACGCGCTCAAGCGTGACGTTGCCCGCTTCACGTACACCGGCGTCGGTTCCCGCCAGACGCCCGCCGAGATCCTGTCGCTGATGGAGCGCATCGCGGCTCGCCTCGCGTCCCACACCCTGTACACGCTCCGCTCCGGCGGGGCGGACGGCGCGGACGCTGCGTTCGCACGGGGCGCCGGCGCGCAGGCCGAGATCTACCTGCCCTGGCGCTCCTTCGCACCCGGTCAGCATCCGCGTGCCGAGCTGCTCGTCACCGGCGACGATCCCGACGCCCGCGCGATCGCGGCCTCGTACCACCCGAACTGGGCTGCCTGCTCCAGGGGCGCGCGTGCCCTGCACACCCGCAACGTCCATCAGGTGCTGGGCCGCAACCTCGCCCAGCCGTCGAACTTCCTGCTCTGCTGGACTCCGGGTGGTCACGCGCTCGGTGGCACCGCAACCGCCATCAAGCTCGCGAAGGCACACAACGTGGTGGTGTACAACCTCTACAACGACCTGCACCGGATGCCCTGGCTGGACTGGGCGACCGGCAACGGCTCGGAGAAGATCGACCGGATGTTCGAGCTGGTGGACTTCGTGTCGCGTCCCTCGCCACCCGCTCCGAAGCCGCAGCGCACCGCGCCGCGCACCATCCCGGAGATGACCGAGAACGACATCTACTGGAAGTCGCTGGAGGATCTCGACCGCTAGCGACGGCTGGGGACGGTGGGGCTTCGTGCCCTGCCGTCCCCTATGCTATTTTGGCTCCACCATGAAGTCTTTTTGGGAGCGAGTAGATCAACGTGGCCCTGATGAATGCTGGCCGTGGCTCGGTCAGACACGCAACGGCTACGGCCGCGTCTACCTCGGTGAGGGACGACGCACCAACGCACACCGCAAGGCCTACGAACTGACACACGGTCCGATCGCACCAGGCCTGCAGATCGACCACGTCAAGGCCCGTGGCTGCTCTCGCCGCGACTGCTGCAACCCGAGGCACTTGGAAGCCGTCACGGCACGCGAGAACATCCGCCGCGGCGACACCGGCAAGTGGCAGCGCACGCCAGCAACGCACTGCATCCACGGGCACCCGTTCGATGCCGCCAACACGCGGATACGGACGAACGGGACGCAGCAGTGCCGAACATGCCATCGCGAGAGCCAGAGGCGTTACCGCGCCGCCCAGCGTGGCTCCACCGCGGCGCGTTGGCGCACTCCAGGCGAAGGGCGGGGGCGTGTCGAGGGGAGCACGGCAGGCGGGTGGCGGGCGGACGCGGGGCCGCGCTCCAGGCGAAGGTCAAGGGCAACACGGGCAAGCAGATTTCGGGAGAGTTTGAGAGAGGTGGGGTTGAAAGTCTTGGCGGGTCGGGTCTGCCATCCGAACAGGGCCTGCCGCTCTTTGGCCCGAGACGCGGTGGTCACGCTCGGTTTCACGTCCGGGGGTCTTGATCCGGCATGCACTGATCGGAGCACGGTCACCGACTCGTCCGGCCCGGCTCGGCAAGCCTCGCTCGGGCCGTCCCACGTCTCGCCGGCGGGTAAAGCACGAAAGATGCCGGTCCGGGGCAAGAGACCAAATCGCTGCGCGATTTGGGCCCCGGACGGCCCGATCGCGCTTGACCCGCCGTCGTGCCCGTGCGTCCGGTGCATGTCCGGAGCAAGACCGCCTCGGACGCGAAACAAGGAGCGTGACCATGTCCGCGATCTCGAACCCCGCGAGCGAGAAGGCCCTGGCCTACTGGCTGACCCTCGCCACCAAGCTCGGGGAGTCGGTGGATGTCCTGCCGGAGACGGTGCAGGAGTGCTCGGAGCAGATCGACAACTTCCGTGGCCGGATCCCGGCGACGGTGGGCCAGGTCAGCCTGGCGGAGAAGCTGCTCGGCGATCACCTGCCCGGCAAGGCGCTGCCCCCGAACGCCTCCACGAAGCTGGCCGGTGACCTGATCGAGAACTTCTCGAAGCGGCCGCCGACCAAGGCGATGCTGTCCCGCATCCGCTCGCTGGAGATGTCGGTGCAGATCGACAACCCGAACGTCCCGCGCACCACGAAGGCGCTCTACGAGCGGGAGATGCACGCCAAGAACCTCCTCGAGGGCGGCGACCTGGTCGGTCAGCTGATCGACGCGACCGATGCGCGCCGCGACGAGTGGGGCCTGGTGGACGCCGAGCTGGCGCCCGCCACCGCCGAGCAGGTCGATGACTCGCAGCCCGAGTCGCCGAACACGTCGGTGATGACCAACGGCCGCTCGAAGGGCCCGAAGGCCTGATCCTCCACAACGGATCACTGGGGCGCCTCGCCGGCCGCGGCGAGGCGCCCTTTTTCGTGGACCGACCCGGTTCACGGAAGGAGGCCACGCGATGCTCTAGCCCCTCCGAGACGTTCTGGGGCTGGCGGCCGGTGCTCCGAGCGCCGGCCGCCTCTACCCGCGTGGGGCTATCGAGCCTCAATCGGCCGCGTGATGAACGCACACCCTTGCATCCCCGCAAAACCTGACGCAGACTGGGATTTAGATTCCCGGAGGAGACCCCATGGCACTGAAGCAGCTGCGCCGCACCGTGCGCGACCTGGTGGAGCTCGTCAACGACGCGATCACCGACCTCGACACCGTCTTCAAGCGCCTCGACGCCTACGCGACGCTGGCCAACGAGCATGATCGGCACTTCCAGAACCTGTTCGAGCGACTCCGCGTTGCCGAGCGCAAGCTGGAGGGGCAGTCGAACGTGCTCGGCATGCAGCGCGCCGACATCAACCAGGCCGCGATCGACATCTCGAACCTGGCCGAGCGCGTGTCGGCACTCGAAGACTTCAACGACATGCGGGCCAGCCACCAGCTCGAAGCGCATCGTCCACTGATCGCCGTCATCGGCCAGCCCGAGCCCGCATTCACCACGCCAGACCCGTTCGACCAGACCGTGCTCGACCACATGCCCGTCGACCTGTCCGACCAGTTCCCCAACGCGCCCATCGTGGGCGAGGAGATCCCACCGGCATGAACCACTACCTGAAGCTCCTCGTCGCCGCGGCCCTGCTCGTGCTGCTCGTGACGTGCGTGCCGGCCGCGCACGCCGACACGTCGCAGCGCGTCAACACGACAACGCTGACGCACGTCGTGCACAAGGCGCAGACCGAGATCTGGCTGCACAACATCCGCAAGGCGCACGGCTCGCGCACCACCTGCACCTTCGCCGACTACAAGGGCACCGCCCCGCACGCCTTCGGCACCGTGCGCAGCTGCATCACGCGCATCTACCGGCACTCCGACTACACCGGGCGCCTGGCGACCATCAAGGTGAAGATCCTGATGGTTCCGCGCTACCAGCGGGTGCTGTACGAGGATGGCTCCGGCTGGGAGGATTACCCGATCCAGCCGCAGGACAAGCACCGCAAGCGGTCGGTGTACATGAACGTGATCTGGGTGCATCCGTGAAGATCTCGATGAGCTTCCAGGACGCCCTCGACGTCGCCTCCGAGCAGGGCCAGCTGCTCGACCGCAACCGCGGCAACAAGGTCGTCGCGATGCGCTTCCACGCCGCCTGGCTGAACGTGCGGCGCACCATCCACCGCGACTTCCCCGACTGCTACGGCGACCCGGACGACATCGCCGACCCGCAGACCATCGAGCTGGCCGATGCCATGCTGGACGAGGCATGACCCACTACGACGCCTTCGGCCTCCCGGTCGAGCACGAGATCGAGCGTGCCGTCCGGCGGATGGTCGAACATCCTCAACTCTCAAGGGAGAGTTCAATGATCACGATCGTGCGCGCCACCACCGACGGCCACTGCTCGCTGCACCAGCTCGACATCTCCACACCCGACTCCGGCCTTCTGCAGATGCAGGGCCTGATCGGCGGCTACGTCGAGGTGTTCGGCCTGAACGGCGGCGGCGACCTCTGGGTCGACGAGGACGGCGTCGGCAAGGACCTCGAGCTGAACACCGTAGGGATGCTGATGGTGCAGCACACCGGCACCGCCATGATGCCCGGCGACTACATCAAGGGCACCTGCCTGATCATCGGCTCGCCGACCGAGGCGGGCGACCTGACCAGCGTCCCGGAGGCCACCATCGCCTGGCTGAAGCGATCGCAGATCACGACGTGGCCCGATGCCTAAGGAGCCACGTCCCAACCTGATCTGCGTCGCCACCGTCACCCGCCGCTCGACGGACACCCAGATCCAGTCCACGCACCAGCTGGCGATCACGTTCGACAACGAGTTCGCGCGGCGCCAGGTCGAGCAGAAGACGCTGGAGGAGCTGGCGACCGGCGCCTATCCGGGCGCGCTGGGAGCGCAGGCGAACTACGAGAACGCGAAGCACGAGCTGCTGCGCCTCAAGAACTGGCCACCCGATCCGGTGCAGGTCGAGGCCGTCATCGAGCAGGCCTACAATGCCGGCCTGACGATGGGCGCCCGCGCCGCCGTGAAGGACACCGCGCCGTTCATCTGGCGCACCGCCACGGAGTTGGACCTGTGAGCCGCTTCGGCCTCAACCACTTCTTCCTGATCCGCCTCGTCGGCTACGGCCTGGTCGCCTACTCGGCTGGCCTGATCGCGGCGATCGGCGTCACGCTGGCCGTCGCCGCGATGGGCGGCGAGGTGATCGAGTGAGCGACGACACGCCGCTCAAGCATTTCCTGGACTCCGGCTACCAGGCCGAGTTCGGGATCACGGTGGAGGGCGCGCACGCCGACGGCATCTGCGCCTGCTGCCGCAAACCACCCACCTTCCACACCGAAGCCGGGGCCCGCGAGTACCAGATCTCGGCGCTCTGCGAGCCGTGCTTCGACAAGCTGTTCCCCGAGGAGGGGCCGTGAGCACCCGATACCGCGACGAGGCCTGGCTGCGCGCCGTCCTCAACCGCCATCCCGAGGACCAGCTCGACCCGCAGCGCACCTGGTCGTACCGGATCGCCGCCGTCGCCGACTACATCGCCGACTGGCGCTGGCTCAGGCGCCGGCGATGACCAGCACCGACAACCTCCCGACCTGTTGGCTGTGCCCGGAGTGCGGTGCGCAGATCAACGGCGCGGCGGACTGGCCCGAGTTCCACTACGCGATGCGAGCCGATCATCGCTGCGATGGGGTGATGGAACGCGCGACGATCCTTCCTCCCTCGATGACCGACGAGCAGCGCCTCGCGATCCTGTCCGGCCCCATGAACCTCGAAGTCACCGAGGTGACCAAGGGGTTGTCGCACTACTTCTTCCAAGACGGCCTTGTGGTGCGTCCGCGTTCGGCGGCGACCGATGCCTGACCTCGTCGACTGTCCGCACTGCGGCGGTCGCGTCCACCCCCGCTCGACCTGCCCGAAGTCGATCGTCTGCCCGAACTGCAAGGCGCCTCCCGGTGCCCGCTGCAAGCGCCCGAGCGGCCACGCGTGCGCAATGCACCAGCAGCGGATCGCATTCGCGGAGCACGCCGACAAGCAGAAGGGGATTCGCTATGCGACCCGTTGACCACTGGCTGATCACCACCGCCGCGTTCTTCTCGGCGGCGCTGACGGCGTTCATCTCCTACCAGTTCGACCCGACGCTCCTGGCCCGCTGGGCGACCGTGGTGTCTGGCACCCTGGGCGTCATCTCACTGTCCGTTGCCGCCGTGCTCGCCTGGCTCGATGGCGAGTACCGAGGGCGGTAGCGGACCCGACCGGAAGGAGCACACCCCCCGTGCTCGCAACCCATCGCCGACTCGCGATCTGCCTCCTGGCACTCGCGATGCTGGCAACCATGATCGGTGTCGCCGACTCCAAGAAGCGGCACCACATCACCGTCGCCGAGCTCGTGCACGACGCGCACGGCCGGCCGAACCAGTGCGACTTCGATCACGACAAGCGCTGGGGCCCGAAGCAGGTGCAGTGCGCGATCCGGGTCGTCTGGCCCGACAATGCAGAGGATGCCGCTGTCAGCGTCGCCTACTGCGAATCGCGCTTCGATCCGAACTCGAAGAACCGCTCCTCCACGGCGAGCGGGCTGTTCCAGTTCCTGTCCGGGACGTGGGGCGGCAACCCGCAGTTCCGCAAGGCGTTCCGGCAGGCGAAGGCACGCGGCTGGTCGTACGGCCGCTCCATCCACGCCGCCTACCGGGCGGTGTTCGACCCTGTCCGTAACATCAAGGGCGCCCTCTGGCTCTACCAGCAATCCGGCTGGTCGCCGTGGGTGTGCAAACCCTAGATCCGAGGAGGATCATGGCACGAGGAAACCAGGTGACCCTGATCGGGAACCTGACCAACGACCCGAAGCCGCACACGTTCGATTCGGGCACCAAGAAGGCCACGTTCGGCCTCGCCTGGAACGAGGATCGCAAGAAGGACGACGGCTCGTGGGAGTCGATCGGGCACTTCTTCGAGGTCGAGGTGTGGGGCGGCACGGTGCAGACCGCGATGAAGTTCTCGAAGGGGAACTTCGTCGCCGTCACCGGCCGCCTGGCGTGGCGCAAGTGGGAGAAGGACGGCGTCGGCTTCGAGAAGGTCTACGTCGTCGCCGACGGCGTCTTCGGCGAGAAGATGTACGAGAAGGGGGACGGGTCTCAGTCCGGCGGTGAACAGCCGAACCAGGAGCGCTCCCGGAGCCGCAGCGCGGGCTCGGATTCGGATTCGCAGCCGCGTACCCGTACCCGTCAGGCCGAGCCGGCCGCGAAGGTGAACGCCCCAGGCGATCCGTCCGAGGTGGACGAAGACACGCCCTGGTGACCGACCCGTAAGACCCGCGGGCCCGGCTCCCCCCGGAGCCGGGCCCGCCACCCGAGGCTTGCACACCCCACCAAGGAG